TGTTTAAGCTGGTAAATAACAAGATAGCAGGTCTCACGACAGAAAAAGAAGCTCGTAAATGCGGAGCAACAGTAACAAGATTCAGCACAGTGTTCCGTAACATTGAAGAAAATTTTAAAATTTGTGACCACTGCGGCAATATTGCAGAAAGCGGGGAAGTTGACTCTAACGGAAAAATTATATGTCAGGAATGCTTAAAGAATTATGTAATATGCGAAGAGTGCGGTCATCTTGAACATATTGACAATATAACAACTTGCGACAATGTAAAGCTGTGTTCTTCTTGTTGTGAAAACATCACATCAGTATGTATGGATTGTGGCGAGCGACACATCAAACGCAATATGACTGCTGACTCAGATGGCAACATGCTCTGTCAATCTTGTGCAACACACTATTATCGTTGTGATAGATGTAATAGATTTGTGCATGAAGATAATATTATGCATGACGATGGTTATTCATACTGTGAAGAATGTTATGACATATCATTAAAAGAGCATTCGATCAAAGATTATTATTACAAACCATCTCCTATATTTTACGGAGCTGACTGTAATTCTGGTAAACGTTTGTTTGGTGTTGAGCTTGAGGTTGATGATGGTGAAGAAAGCAGCTATAACGCATATGAAGTTTTACAGGTTGCTAACGTAGATAATAACCACATATATATCAAACACGACGGCTCTCTTGATGATGGCTTTGAAGTTGTAAGTCACCCTATGACTCTTGATTATCATATGTCAGAAATGAACTGGAAAGACACAATGAAAAAGCTAATTAACCTCGGCTATTATTCTCACAGACAGACACTTGTGGTTTGCACGTTCATGTAAACAGGGTTAGTCTCGGCTCATCTGAGAGTGAGCGTGATGAAACAATTGCTAAGATTTTATTCTTTGTTGAGCAGCACTGGAATGAAGTCGTAAAGTTTACCCGTAGAAATATGAGTAATCTTACACGATGGGCAAACAGATATGGATATGAAACTGAAGCTAAAAAAATACTTGATAAAGCAAAAGGTACAAGCAATCGCTATTGTGCTGTCAACCTTAGAAATGAATACACTATCGAATTCAGAATTTTCAGAGGAACAGTAAATTACAATACATTCATTGCAACTCTTCAGTTCGTAAACAAAGTATGCGAACTTGCTATGTTGAAAACAGAAGAACAGATTGCGGCAATGTCTTGGATAGATTTTGTCGAAACGGTAACAGAACCAGAGCTTCTTCAGTACTTGAAGGAAAGAAGACTTTATGTAAATGAAGAAGTTAATACAGAGGAGGATTTATAATATGTGTGCAATTTTCGGATTTCTTAATTATAAAAACAAAATGGAGCATTCTACATTATGTAAATTAATACAATATCTTGCTAATGCTGCCGAGATCAGAGGTACTGACGCTACTGGCATAAGCTATGTGCAGGATGGTAATATAAGAATTCATAAAAAGCCTAAGCCAGCTCACGAAATGCGTTTAGGTTTTCCAAATGGTACAAAGGCAGTTATAGGTCATACAAGACTTACAACTCAAGGCAACCAGAAATTTAACTGGAATAATCACCCATTTGATGGTAGCTGCGGCACGGAAGACTTTGCTCTTGCTCACAACGGAATGTTGTATAACGACACGGCATTAAGAAAGAAATTTAATTTACCACCAACTTGCATTGAAACTGATAGTTATATCGCTGTACAGCTGCTTGAAAGATATGAAAAACTTGACAAGGAAAATCTTAAGTTAATGGCAGAAGATATTAAAGGAAGCTTTATGCTTACATTACTTCGTAATGACAACACTTTATTCCTTGTAAAAGGCAGCAATCCAATTGCAATGTATCATTATCCTGAGCTTGGTTTATATGTGTATGCATCAACGGCAGAAATTCTCAATGCTGGACTCGTAGCGGCTGGTATTGATGGCGTATATACAAAAGTTCAGATTTTTTCTGGTGAAATCGTTGAAATTTCTCCGAGTGGAGTAGTAACAAGAGGAGAGTTCGAAGACGCATATGATTATGGATACGGCTATTATCAGTATGGTTATGGATATAACTATGGCAAAAGTTATGGTTGGGATTTAGATGATTATGATTATGATGATTATTACTATAATGCACGACCAAAGAAAACATCAGCAAGTTCCACTACAACAAAAACATATTCAACAGAACCTGAAACATCAAAGACCTCAACAACAACAGAGGATGTGCTGTATGAATATGGAAAAATGTACAATGTATCCAAAGAAGAGATAAAACTTCTTCTTGAATTTGGTTATACTACCGATGACATTGAAGAAATGTTTGTTTATCCTTCGTTGCTAAATGAAGCTTTACAGGAAATATTAAGCTGCATACGGGGTTGATGCAGTGAAAGGAGATAATAAATGTCATACAAATTTGAAAATGAAAAAATGAAGATTCCACCTGAATATGATAGACGAAGAAAGTTATCAGACGAAGACAAGGAGGTGATAAGAGATAAGTATTCAACAGGATTATACAGCCTAAATAAATTAGCAGCAGAGTTTAACGTGTCTAAGAAAACAATTCTTTTAACTGTTAATCCTGAAAGCAAAAGAAAAAGCGATGAAAGAATAAAAGAGCATTGGAGGGATTATATACCTACAAACGAAGAACGTAGAGCAATAACAAAAGAGTTCAGGGAATATAAAAAGAAGCTTTACCTTGAGGGAAAGCTTATACCAAATGGAGGTTGTTAATATGAACGTATCAAGAGAAGTTAAAAAGGAAGAAGCCATTAAAAGAATGAAAGTGCTTGGATTATTTAATCCGTGCATTAAGGCGTTTAAGGATAGAGATGAGGTTCAGTTAAGCGAACAGAACGGAGGTCTTTATGAGTTTAATAATAACGAACATTTAAATGCAATTATAGAGAACTTTGAGGCACAAAACAATGCACTTGTGTACCATGTGATTCATACATACACAGAGTTTGGTGAATTGTATAACTTCTTATATGTATCTGACCATTCAGAAGAATGGGATATGGATAACGCAGACTTAGCAGATGGCTATATACTTGCTTATGTTGAGAATGTAGATGACCCAATCTGCAGCGAGTTCGGAACTATTGCCGTTAAAGGCAAGTTCGGTGGACTTGTAAGAATTGGTTAGTAAAATATAAACTTTAACAAAGGAGAAATATTATGAAAGTAAGATCGCTTTTAATTCAATCATGTGTACTGTGTATAATTGTACCTTTTATAGTTTATGGTGTGGCAATATTTAAAGCTGTTAATATGCATGCAAGTTGTATTGGTTATTTCAAAATGGCTGCCGACGCTAACAGTGTAAATATTGCAGAAAAGCATTTATCAACAGGTATAAAATATTTGGAAGAAAATAATCTAACAAGTGGAAGTACAAAGATATTCATATATGACCCTACAGATGACTTAGGATTATGGTATGAAAACTTAAAGTCTGCACAAGATAACTTGCAAAAATTAAATGCAAAAGAAGAACTTACGGAGCTTGAAGAAAGTAATGCTTTAATGAAACTGAGAGAAACATTGCTTAGTGCAGAGGGCTCGGTTACACATCCGTTTATGATTTCATTCTATCCTGCCCATATTGCATGGACATTTGTGTTGTGGTTGATTTGGTTATTATGGGGATTAGCACCACTTTTTTATTATCTTGCAAAGGAGTAAATTGTTATGAAAAACACAAAAGAATTAAACTGGTATGAATTTGACCAAAACAATTCAGGCGGACATTTTATAACAGATGATAAGGTTTGTCATAGACTTTGGATTGAGGCAGAGTCACACGAAGAAGCTATTGAAAAGGCTGAAGAGCTTGGTTGTTACTGGGATGGAGTTAACCGTGGACGTGATTGCCATTGTTGTGGTGATAGATGGAGCAAATCTAATGATACTCCAATTAATTTTGCACACTATGACACAAAAGGATACGTTGTTAATGTTCATGAAAACACCTGTGTAGACGTTGAAGCCGAATGGAACAGAAGATACGGAAACTATGATGTTGTTGAAAAACCTAAACGTAGAGAAGCTTTTAACGGAAGCTTCGTTTGGGCTGGACGTATCAAATTCAACAGCATTGAAGAATATGCACAGTTCCTTGCAGATGAATATGGATGGACTGTTCCAGATATAAGATTATATTACGCTGACGGAAGCGTAAAAGAAATCTTCAGCATCAATGTTCACAATTAAAAGCAAACAATACAAAACTAACAAATGAAAACAGAGGTGTTTGTAAATGAAAAGACAAATTAGAAGAGGTGTGTTTGAAACTAATTCAAGTTCAATGCACTCATTGGCAATCATGAAAAGAAATGATAAGTATTCGCCAAAAGAAATTGAAGATGATTTGTGGATATATGACGGCAAGTGGCGTATATATGATGACGATTTAAGTTTTGGCAGATATCCTTTTAAAATACTTTCTTCATTCGGTGACAAGTGGTGTTATGCTTGTGCGTCTTTGGTGTATGAGTATAAAGGTGAAAAGTACAACGAGCTTGAAAATATTGCACTTAAATATATTCCAAATCTTAAGAAAATTGAACTGCCAATGAGCTCAGAATACTTTGCAGATAAAGATGATGAGCGTTTTAAGGATACTTACTATCAAAAACACGGCAAAACTGAGAACGAACTTATAGATTACTTGAAGCAAAAAGAAAAAGAATGGGATATGAAACTTGATTACTGGAAGTCGTCAAATGGTTACTGGTGTTTTCATACTCCATATACAGGTAGCGTAGATGACAATATTTTAAGCGGCTTCCTTGAAAGCGAAGGAATTACTCTTGAAGAGTTTCTGATTAATAAAAAGTATATTGTCATTCAGGATGGCGATGAATATTGTGAATGGGATAACGCAAAAGAGGCTGGCATCATTAATATTGATGCTATAGACCACGAGTATCCAGAAAGGAATTTGTGATTATATGAAAAGACAGATAAGAAAAGGTGTGTTCGAGACTAATAGTAGCTCAACTCATAGCATTACAATGTGTACAAAAACTGATTTTGACAAGTGGAAGAATGGTGAGCTGGCTTGGAGTAGATGGAATTGTAAGTTAGTACCTATTACAGACGAAATTCAGAAGTCTATTGACAATGATGAGCGAGATTATTACACATACGATCAGTTTAATGATTACGATTATGTAGAGTATGAAACTTTTGTAAGCAACTTTACACCACCAAGCGGTGAAACTATTACAAGTTTTGGTTATTACGGATACAATTAATAAGGAGGAATTAATAATGAAAAGGCAGATAAGACGTGGAGTTTTTGAAACTAATAGTAGTAGTGTGCATACGCTTTGTTTGTGCACAAGTGATGAATATGATAAGTGGAAAAATGGTGAGTATGTATACGATTACTATGATGAATCTCTTGCTCCTGTCACTCCAGAGATTAAAGAAACAATGGAAAAAGAGAGTCGCAACAATAGCAAGTGTGACAGAAGCTATCTTACTTATGACCAGTTCTTTGATTGGAGATATATCGACTATGAAAAATTTGAAGAAACTAAATCTTTTGATGGTAAAAAGGTAGTTGCGTTTGGCTACAGCGGCTACAACGGCTAATAAAGGAGAATGATTATGAAGTTAATAGGCAGATATAAGAATGGAAACTATATGGTATCCATATTTAATGATGGCACAAAGGTAAGGGAGACAGAGGAGGATAATTTCCTCCCTGCCTTTGCTGAGAATTGCGATTGCAAGATAACAGATAAGTGCGATGGTGGTTGTGCATTTTGCTATGAGGGTTGCACACCAAACGGCAAGCACGGAGATATTCTTAACTATAAGTTCTTAGATACGCTTCATCCTTATACGGAACTTGCACTTAATGGCAATGATTTAACTCACCCAGATTTAATCCCTTTCCTTGAAAAGCTCAAGGAAAAGAAAGTTATTGCAAATATGACAGTTAATCAGATCCACTTTGAAAGATGTCAGGATATGATTAGAAGTCTTGTTGATAACGGCTTGATTAACGGACTTGGCGTTTCATTAAGAGAACCTACAGAAGAATTTATATCTCTTATAAAGACATATCCAAATGCAGTTGTTCATGTTATTAACGGAATTTTAAAGCCAACTGATGTTGAAGCTATGGCTGACAACAACATCAAGATGCTTATTCTTGGATATAAGCAGATGAGACGTGGAGCTGATTGGTATAACGCAGATTGTGAGAACATCATAAGTTTACAGAGCTGGCTGTCTATTAACTTAAAGGATATCATTGAACGCTTTGCTGTTGTAAGTTTTGACAACCTTGCAATTGAGCAGCTTAACGTAAAATCTCTTTTAAGTGATGAAGAATGGGAAGAATTTTATATGGGCTCAGACTCTGAATTTACTTTCTACTTAGATATGGTAGAGGGTACTTTTGGTAAGAATTCTCTTGCTCCTGTAAATGAAAGATATCCTATCATGGACTCTATTGATGAAATGTTTGAAAAAATTAGATTAAGAAAGTGATTAACGGAGGTTACTTATGTTAGGCTTGAAGTTAATGGTAATGTGGGCATTGGTTTCCGCTTTTATGTTTATTTCGTTGTTTACATTCTCATATGAGGATGTGAGTGGTAAAAAATTTCCAAGATTGCCAATGTGTGTTTTGTATGTTGCAGTAATCTATGTTTCGGTTTTCTGGCGAGTTTAGTTTAAATGATGATTTTAAGGAGGGGTATTTAATGTTTGTATTACTTGCAATGATGTTTTGTCATATAGTAGATGACTACTATCTTCAGGGCTGGTTAGCTTCAGCAAAACAGAAAGAGTGGTGGAAAAAGAACGCACCAGATGAAATGTACAAGAATGATTATATATGGGCACTGTTAATGCACTCGTTCAGCTGGTCATTTATGGTGATGCTGCCTATAGCTATTGCAAATAAACTTGAAGTAGGATTGTGGTATTACCTATTAGTTATGATAAACACCGTAGTTCATTGTGTTGTTGATGACCTTAAGGCAAATCAGAAAGAGATTAACTTATGGGTAGACCAGATAATACATTTTGTGCAGATTTTTGTCACATATATAATTTATAGCCTTGTAATGTAAAGGAGAATTGTTGAATGAAGATTAAAGATATTCGCTTAATGGGCACAAACCAGACAAGAACAGATGGTAAATATGCCCAGCGTATCGGAAGTGAGGTTGAATTTCACATACAGCCTGAAATTGGTATGTGTATGTTTTTAAAATACATTAAAGATAATAAAGGAAATGACAAGACTGGAATTTTAAGAACAAGTGTAGTTGTTAGTGTGTTTGAAAACGAAAGTGAAATTGTTGTTGCAACATATAATAGTATATATTATTTTGAAAAATAAAAATGTAAGGTGGTAATAAATGCGTGACCCAAACAGATTATATGAATTTTATGCAGAACTACAGAGAATTCATATACAGTATTTTTCTGATTGGAGATTCGGACAGTTTATGATCAACTTCTTTGGTGCTGCTGACTCTGACCCATTTTTTTGGAAAGAAGATGAATATATTGAAAGATTGAGAAAGTTTGTAGGTGAGAACAATGAAAAAATGTGATACTTGTACGTTTAGTAGACCAGTCGTTTCTGAAAATGGATTTCATTCAATTTGCACTTTACCAGTTGTAAAAATGCTTGAGTGCATACACGGAAACAATAAACATTATAGTTGTGTTTCTTCATATAAACCACTTAAGGCTGTTGTTATAGACGGCTCTGCGGAAATGTCTGATATTCAATGGAAAGAATTAAATTTTTAATAAAGGAGATAGATTAATATGGCAAATATGTGTTTGTTTAGAATGATGGTAAGAGGTAAAAAGAATAATGTTGAAGCGTTTTATAACGCTATGAGACAGAAAGGCAATACTTGGATGGGCAGAGGTGCCTCGGCTGAAATAGAATACGAAGATGTAAGTGACAGAGCATTAATTTCTGGCGAATGTAAATGGAGCATAGTAAGTGCATTGGTTGATAATGCGATTAGTATGCGAGAAAATCCATCTGGTTGGTACTTTGGCGATGGAGTTAATGTCAATGACATTGAATTTATAACACTCTTCGAAGCTTGCAAAAGATGGAACTTAAATATGGAAGTGTATTCAGAAGAGTGTGGCTGTTAATTTCAGGAGCACTATATATTTGTTGACGGAGAGTTAATCTGTGAAGACTGCGTTGATTATTATGAATATGACATCAGCGAGTTTGAAACAAAAGAAGAGGCTGAAGAAGAACTTGACATAACATTGACCGACGAAGAATGGGAAAATAAAGAAGATTGGGTTTATCGTGGCGGTTTTGAAAACTGGGATTTTGAAATATAAGAAATAGAGGTGATGTAAAGTGGGATTAGATATGTATTTATTAAAAACAAAAAGATACAAGAATGCATCTCCAAAAGTTATAAATACTGTATCATGTTATTTATATTGGGAAAAAAATCTTAAAAATGACATAACTATGGAAGATTGTTTAAGAAATTTAATTGAATTTTTGCCATCTGAAGATGTGATTAATTATTACAGACAAAATGTAGATGGCGAATATGGACTTTTTGACGAGGTAGGCTACTGGAGAAAGGCAAATAGCATACACAGGTGGTTTGTAGATAAAGTACAAGACGGGGAAGATGATTGTGAATATTACGAGGTATCCAAAGAAGACCTTGAAGAACTGCTCAATACCTGTTATACCGTATTAGGACAGTCAGAGATTATTACGGCAAATATAATTGCAGAATGTGGTCGCAATGAACATGGAGAAATAATTGAAAAAACTATTGCGAAAAAGATAATCAAAAACCCAACTGCTGCTACGTCACTTCTTCCAACACAAAATGGATTTTTCTTTGGTGATACTGATTACAATGAGTGGTATATAAATGACCTTGAAAAGACAATTGAAATTATTTTAAACGCATTAAAGACAACTGACTTTGATAAAGAAATGGTTGTGTACCATTCAAGCTGGTAATATAATTAAATAACAATACAAAATTAATTTGTTAGGAGGTTTAGTATGAGAGCTGAGAATGTATTACAGATAATGATGGACTTTGATCCAAGCATGTTCTGGTCAAGAAAATGTTGTCTTAATTATTTGTTTTGTGTAATTGGCAACGGACTTAAATGGGTTAATGGCGAGCTTAATTATAGCTGCGATAGGGCAGATAGATATATTTTAAAAGAAGACGTTGTTCGTGCTGAACCATCAGTATCAGCAAAACTTATTCATGAAGTAGAAACGGAATATAAAACACGAATTCGTGCGTTGGTTGGTAAGGAGTATAAAGAGTTTACATGGTATCCTATCAGCGAAAGATATTCATATGTATGTAATTATCCAAAAGATATTAAGCCTGACTGGTTAGAGTTAATATTGGAGACGAGAAACCTGCTTATCAAAGATGGTATTGATATACCAATGTACAACGAATATAAATATGATGAGAAAGGAGATGATTAAATGGACGTGTTGCTAAAAAAGTTTTTTGAAAAAGAAAGATGGGAAGAAGTAATTAACATAGCACTTGATAAAAGAATTGATATGGGAGAGCTTAGAAAACTTACATCACCAGAAGTAAGAGTTGCATTGTATAAAGCAATAACAAATGACAACTATCGTATAGCACCTCCACACACAGCACAAATACCAAAAGATAATGGAGATTTTAGAACGGTTTACATCAATGAAAATATTGATAGAATATTTTTATCAATAGTTAACAATTTGTTCTTTGAAATATTCCCAGATTTTGTGCATAAAAGATGTATGAGTTATCAGAAAGGAATTGGATGCGGTAAAATTGTACAGATGCTTTCAAAAGAAATGTGCAACACAAATGGCAATGAAGTAGGATTTAAATCAGATTTGAGCAAATACTTCGATACAGTACCTTTAAAATACATTGATAAGATATTCAATAGAATGGAGGAAAGAATTGGTAAAAGTAAAATTATTGATATAGTAAAAGAATATTATCATACGGATTTATGTTTTGATATTGATGGCAATCTTATAGAGCATTATCAATCTCTTAAACAAGGGTGTAGTGTGGCTTCGTTTCTTGCTGATGCAGTTCTTTATCATATTGATGAAGAGATATCAAATATGGATACTGTATATGTGAGGTATTCAGATGATATTATGTGTGTTGGCAAAGAGTATAAGAAAGCTTTTAATGTTCTTAAAGAAAGACTTGCTGAAATGCAAATGGAACTCAATCCTAAAAAGGTTGAGCCTGTGTATAAAGACAAATGGATTAAATTCCTTGGCTTTAATATAAAGGGTGATTTAATAACTCTTAGTAAATCAAGAGTTAAATCTTTCCAGAAAGAGATTGAAAGCCGTACAATTAAATGCAAGGGTACAACACAGAAAAAAGCATTAAATAAAATCAATCGTTATATGTATATAGGTGATGGAACATACTCATGGGCAACATCAGTGCTACCAATCATTAATGTACAGAAAGATATTGATACACTTAACACATTTGTAATGGACGCAATAAGAGCTTGTGCTACAGGCAAAACTAAGATTGGTGGTCTTGGTTCAGTAAATGATAAATCTGACCATACAATCCTAAGAGGCACAGGCAAGAATGTAACAGCTAATAGAAATAAAACAGGAAAGGAAATTGATGGCTATTTAAGTATAACGTGTATGAGAAATGCTTTACTTACAGACAAAGAAGTATATGAAATGCTTGTAAGAGGGCTGTAAGTAAATACCGAACTGGCGGTTAAATCATAAGACAATTCAATTCAAAGAAGGAGGCAATCAATTCCTTCAGGAAGGCGGGCTGCCGATCCTTATCACGATCAGCTGCCTGCCTTCAAGAAGGCACTTGCCTCCCGTTTATGAAACCATTAAAGAAACCAGTCAAATTGTTGAGTGATTAATAATACTGGAGTGCACCAGATGTCTTATAGGCGACCAAAAATTTCAGAATGACTGGAGATAATAAGCCCATACGGCGTATTTCAAAGCCCTACTGTGCCATTCATACGCCGTCCTTGGCTTCTATATCCAGCATTTCATGAAGCAAATAAAGTTATGCACAGTGGTTGCAAGTAAGATTTATAAAGGAGGAATTTATATGACAATATATGATGAATTCATAGAAAGGGTCGAGAAAGGAGGACGCTTTACAGTTGATATTAAAAACAAAACGCTTAAGGTAAACGGCACAAAATTAATTAACAATGGAGAATGGAAAGGAGACTTGATAAATGCTGATAATGTGATGGAGAATTTGCTACACCTCTACAGAGAATATAAAATGTCAACACCGTCAGAGAGAAGTGATAAACACAAGCACATATTTAAAGCAAAATCTCTTGAGGAACTTACAGATGCAGAACTTGTATGTGGTGTGCCAAGAGAAATTGCACAAGCACAGCTTGAAGGGTTTTTGTTATGTACAATACTCTCAGGTGATTTAATATACCCAGATGAAACCAAATGGTTTTGGAAATCAAGTGAAGAGCCGAGCTTAATCTTATTAAAAGCTTGGTTTGAATAAATTAAATTTAATTAAAGAGGATTGACAAAACAAAATTAATATGGTATAATATGGAAAATAATATATAAAAAGGAAGTGTGTTTAATGGTGAAAGTTAAAGAAAATTTAACTGGACAAAAATTTGGATTATTGACAGTATTATGCCAAACAGAAGATTATGTTGACAGTAAAGGTTGTCATTATTCTATGTGGCTTTGCGAGTGTGGTTGTGAAGCACACAATAAGGCGAAAGTTCGTGGGTCAGATTTAAAAAGGAAAGATGCAAAAGCTGTCACTTCGTGCGGATGCAAGCAGTTGGAAAAAGTTGTTGAAATAGGTCATGCTAATTCTAAACCAATGTGCGAAAATCCTAATTTGATACTTAATTTATTTGATGAAGAACATAATGAGTTTTATGGAACTTGCACAACATATAATACAGGTGAAATTTATTATTTTAGCATGGATTTTTATGACAAAATAAAAAATACTTGCCCACGAGCGTATGTTGACCATAATGGAAGAAGCAGATTATCATTATACGACAAAGAAAAAAGAACACTTGTAACTCTACTCACATACCTTGGTCTTAAAGGATGGGATCACATAGATCGCAATCGTACATTAGACAATCGAAAAAGCAATTTAAGACCAGCAACCAAATCAGAACAATGTCAGAATAGATCAATAAATAAAGCTAATACTTCTGGTGTTGTAGGTGTTGGTTGGGATAATCTTCATCAAAAATGGAGAGCTTATATTGGGACTAATGGTAAAACAATATATCTTGGATTATTTTCCAGTAAAGATGACGCTATCAAGACAAGACTTGAAGCAGAGAAAAAATATTTTAGTGATGGGTTTGAACCACAACGCCATTTATTTGGCAAGTATAAAATAGCATAACAATACAAAATTAATTTATTTGAAAAGGAGATTATATTTATGTTAAATAAAAATGAAAGAATGAATAAGTTAAATGAGGCAGGTATTGATACCAAAAAATATTTCACATTAAGTGTGAACGAAGATATTGCAGCTGGTTCTAAAATTCATATTGTAATTGACGACAATGGAAATTACGTTCCGTCAATTGTACATGATGACCCAATAGCTACACAAATTATAGAAAGTGGCTATGTGCGTAATACTCGTCTTCACAGACGTTTTGTAATGGCTCAAATGTTTAAGGCATTAAACTACAAAAACAGATGGACTGGAGATTGTGGTTTTGCTGGCTATGTAAGAGACAAGGGATATAAGTATTCAATTAATATGATGATTGAAGAAGTAAGAGTTCTTTCAAAGCTTAAAGAAAGAGACGAGGAAACTTTTAATGAAAGAAGCAGTTTTTTCACAAAGGATGTTGTTGTTGAAGTTCTTAATCATTATATGGAAAATCTTAAAAAGTATATAGACGGACTTAAAACATATAACTGCAAGGGAGTTCCATATAAGAAGATTAAGAGCAAGGATATATTTGTAGATGACCTTGACAAGAAGATTTATAGTCCTATGAAAAAGATTATAAACTATATTAACATTTTAAGATGGACTCCAGACTGGAATGGATATGAAGCTATATACAAAGAATTACTTAAGTTCAAGAAGATTATGATACATCTTCCACACAAGACAGAAATAAGCCCTGTATTTATGGACACATACAAGGGAGAGGGTGCATACTATACACTTAAAAACATGGTGATGTTCCATGATTGCAAACTTGAAACTGAAAATCACGGCATTGTAAGTGGTATAATGGCAGTAGATTATCTTAATAGATGTCTTAAAACATACAAGGGTGAGGGCTGGAAGATGATGGGTCTGCTTAGAAAGACAATTGAAATCAACAACTTCAATTGGAAAGATAGATTAGCAGAAATCTACAGCTAATATCCTTTACAGATATACACTGTCAACATACAAGGGATTTAACTTTCAACGATGATCCAATTAAGATGTCTGACCAGCTCTTCATGCTGCCTTATCACGCAGCAATTAAGCTGGTTAAACATCAATTAGATCATTCTATGAGACATTTAAAGTAATGTATACACAAGTCCAGAGTATGTTTCCTATGGAGAGGTTTATATACAATGCAATCAATCAATTCAATAATAGATGAAAGCATCAGATGGTAAATGGATGGGATCTCTGGGGAGATCCGAGCATTTACCATCGCATCGTTTCATCTATTATATGTGAAACTTATAAAGCAACTCCAAACAATTGCTGAGTATATAAAATGCAATAAGATGCAATATACACAAGAGATTTAATAAATTTAATAATAATCCAAAGACGCAGGGTAAGACGGTAATATTCAGGATATCTCCTGAATCCAACCGTCTGACCACTGCCCTTTTGATTATTATATGAGACATTTATAGAAATCTTACAGAAATCTTGAGTGTATATATTAATATTAAACAAATAAAACCAGAAAGGTAAAGGCGAATAATTATGTTTGAAATGAATGTTAATTTAAAAGTTATTCCAGATAGCATGTGTATGGATAGCGGAGAGCTCATCTGTACTTACAAAGATGGAAATGATACAATAGAAATCGAAACAAGAGGGTATGTTACTGTAGATTTTAACGAAGAAAGATACAGACATTATTCAGATATGCCAAGCGAGCTACAGGAGTTGTTTGATAGCGGTGAAGCATATGATGATGATAGAGTTTTAATCACTGAAAACAACTGGTATGAAGTATTTTTAAACTACGATGAAGAATATGATGTTGCTGAAATTGAAGGATATACTGTTGATGAGCTTGAAGATTATTGCAAACATTGTATGGAACTATTTAGAGTTGGAAGAAAGTAGGAGGATTGAGCTGTGAAATATACGGAAACAAAAAAGAAACTTGATGACATAAGAAGTAAAAATGAAATGATATTTAGAATGGCAATTAGTCATTTGATAGATGTTGGCATAAGAAATCTTGATGATAAGTCGGTTGAAGAAACTTGCAAGGTGGTTATGGAATTTGATGACAGTCGCTCTTTGATGACAAACGAATACCAATGTCAGATTATAAGAACTGCCGCAGAAATTGCAAAGTTTAATAGTATTTATTTACTTGCGTATATTCAAAAAGAAATGAATTACGACGTAGAATATATGGTATAAAATAGCTATAAGGAGATAGTAAAATGAATGATATAAGTATAAGGCTTAATGACAATCTATCAATTGTAGCACAACTAAATGACTGGAGCGAAGATGCTCCGTCTGAAATAGTTGTGTGTTTACAGGATAATGATGGTGTTGCTGTGCAAGATATATGCATAGTAAGACCTACAATGGACAATGAACACGAGGTTGAAGTGCTTGTTTGGGGTGACAGCACTCAAGAAGATTATACACATCAGTTTATGATTGATGAGTACAAGGAGGATTGATAATTATGTTAATACTTAAAGGTGAAAATGGAAAGTCAAAGGTAATTACGGATCTTTTGGAACACACAAACAGTATTTGTTTTATTTATTACGACCAAGAAATACAACTTGATGGGTTATTTGTAAATAGTAAAAACTATTCAGTCGAACAATTCAGTAATTATATAGAAATTTATTTTGACAATAATGATGATAAGTTTTATGACTATGTTGTTATTTACACAAATTTACCAGAAGAAGAAATTGAAAACTTCCCGTGGGTTGGATGGATAAACCATCAAGTAATTATAACTTGTGTATAAAATAAAAGGAGGAATAAAATATGAATGTGATTGATGTATTTTTGGCTCATTTTAATGTGCTTGTGTTATGCAATTACAAAAACAAATTAACACTTGTTCCGTGCAGCGAATCAGAATCTGGGTATTATCCCAATTACGACAAAGCTTCTTTTTATGAATCAGAACACAATTTTATGTTTCCAAAGTTTGTTGAATATATAGGCGACGAACATTTTGTTGATGGAATTATGTTTATAAAAACAAACACAGGAATTCAAGTTCATTGCGTGGAACTTGGATGGGATGGTTTTCAGATTATAACAGATGAACGAGGACAATAAGACAGGAAGTGAGAAACTATGAAGAAATTTAAAGTAAAAGAATTTATTGAAATTTTAGGGGACTGGAATATTATAATATCCGACTTCAATAAAGTGCAATGCAATGGTGAAGAAATTATTTATTGGGAGGGTGTAACTGACGATTATTTTAAAGAAAGACCTTATGGTGATTATGATGTAATGCATATTACACGTTACAACGCTGACACAATGGTTATTATGATTGACAAAGAAGCTGAAAACCAAACTTCTAATTAACAATACAAAATTAATTTGAAAGGAAAGTGATTTAAATGGCAATGAATGGAGCTTTATGGATAACTACACACACAGGAAAAATGAAAGGTATAGACAGTATCGGCACATCTTGTGCGAATAACCCCTTTTGTATTAAGCGTAGGGAGAATGGAGATAGTGTGTGCAGCCATTGTTATGCTGCAACTTATATGAAAATGAGAAAATCTTTACAAGAACATCTTGAAGAGAATGCGAAGGTTTTAACAACAAGGTTACTTACAGGAAATGAAGTGCCTGTTACAAATGCAAACATTATGCGTTTTGAAAGTTTTGGAGATTTGTATAATGCTACACATCTTGCAAACTATGTTATGATTTGTGAACGTAATCCCTACACTAATTTCGGTTTATGGACAAAGAATGTTTGGGTGCTTGATGAGTTGTTTAATAAAAACGGAGTTAAGAAGCCTGATAACTTAAGTATTGTTGTTAGTAGTCCTATGATGAATGTAACGCTTGATTTAGATATGAATACACATTGGTACACAGATCATATCTTTACTGTATATGACAAGAAGCACATTGATGATAATAATGTAAACGTTAACTGTGGTAGTAGAAGTTGTCTTGAATGTCAGCGTTGCTATCGTAGAGATACTGAGTTTTATGTAAGAGAACAGTTGAAATAATGATTTTATTAGGAAAGAGAGGTTGAAAATTATGATTAAAAAGGAATATAAAGTTAAATATACAGACAATATTGGTTGTGATGATTGCATTATGACATATTCATCAGAAGAAGAAGCTGAAAAAGCTATTGAGGAAGATTTGGAAAACGTAAAAGAATATTGTCAATCTCTTGACTATGACTATGCCGACTTTGGAAATAAAACGGAGTTTTGGGTTAAGGGCGGAGATGAATATGCTTGTTGGGAAAGATTATGGTAATAAAATCAGGATTTTATCAAGAAGAAAATGGAGGAAAAGAATATGAAAATTGGAAGATTTAATTTAGACATAGAAAGTTTACGACAAGAAACAATCTTATCTCGTGAAAAATTCAATGAAAGATTAGAACAAATTAAACAAGGCGGATTTGCAAAAAGAGAAGCCGAAGGTTATTTATTAGGAGAATATCTTGTATATGCTCCCACTTACAGTCAGGAGTACAAAGGATATAATTGGACAAAAATGCGTTTTTTCGGTTCGTATAAAACTGAACAAGAAGGAATTGAAGCAGAAAAAAGTATTGAAAAGCGTTTTACTTGTAGTAAATAAAAACGGAATTTAAAATAAGGAGAATTGTGCTAATAAAACTAAGGAGTAATTTAAAAAGGAGAATAAAACTATGTTTACTAAAGAAGAAACAGACAATTACTTTATGTTAAAGTGGCTTGATGAATTTATGATAGGACACAAAGGATTTATATGTGGTGGCTGTTTTAAAAATATTTTTAATAAAGAAAAAGTTAAGGATTAGATATATTTTTTAATAACAAGGCTGATTTTAATGCGGCTGTTGAGTATTACGATAGACAGACTGCTGGTTATTCAGAAGATAGAGTATGCACAGTTAAAGAAAGCGAAGCAGAATATATATTCTTATATGAAAATCCAAACGTAAAGGCGTATATCCATAAGCAGACAGGCGTAAGAATTGAATTGTGTAGTAAAATATTTGGCACACCAGAACAAATATTAAGTCAGTTTGATTTTACAATTACAAAATGTGCTTACTACAAAGAAGAGATTACAGAAGATGGTAGCACACACGTCGAATACAAACTTTTATTACACGACAAATTCTTTGAACATCTACACTTAAAGAGACTTGTCACAGATGATAAAATACCATTTCCTATGAGTACATTTGAAAGAGCATTTAGATATTCCAAATATGGATATTCACCTTGTAGGGAAACGAAAATGAAAATGGCAAGGGCAATTAATGAGTTATCCAGCTTACAGTTAGAAGTTTCAGAAAGCTTGTATGACGGCATGGATTAATTTAATATAGGAGAATAATTTACAACTTAAATAGAAAGGTTAAAGGTGAAATTTATGGGTTATAGCACATGGCACACATACGGATATGGAATCTGTATAGATGATATTGAAACTACTGTAGAAAAAATTGAAGAGCTGTTAAGCAAAGCTCCTAAGTATAGAAAAGAAATTCATGACTGGTTTGAAGAATGTGATGTTACCAAGCCAACTGTTAGAGATTATGAAGATTATGACGAAGATTGGCACTGTGGTTTAGCAACAATATTATGTTCTGTTATCAAGGAAGTAGATGATGTTCAGTTTGTAGCTGTAGATGACTTTGACGGCAATCGTTTTTTACTCTTCCCTGAGTGCTATCCTTGGCAGCTTAATGAAAAAGAAAAGAACTTAACAGAAGAAGGTATAGAAGAAATAATACGCAAATATGTATCAATCCTTACAGACAAACCAATTGAAATTGGCTATCGCTCAGTAGAAAACGGAGGTTAAAAATATGGAACATTATGTAGTTGTTCACGAATGGGTTTGTGATTATGAAAATGGCTCAACGGTGCTTGGAGTAGGTCATTCTCCTGAAGAAGCCAAATTAATTTTTAATAGACACATTGATGAAGAAATATATTATGCAAGAGAAAACGGATTTGAAGTTTATGATCACACAGATTGTGTTTTCGACGCAGGAGAATCTGGATATTATTCAAGAAATCATACGCTTATATATATTCAGAGTGTATAACAAAAAATAAGTATAACAGTATTATAACATATATTCCATTATTTGTCAATATCTTTTTTATATATATAAATATAATATATAAATATAATATATAAATATAATATATAAATATAATATATAAATATAATATATAAATATAATATATAAATATAATATATAATAAAAAAAAAGATAATACAATTTTAATAAATTACGTTAGTAATTTATTAAAATTAATATATTATAAATACGCAGTATTTATAATATATAATATATATAAATATTTATTAATATATGCTATAAAATTTGACCCTAACGAAACGAGGTAAATTATGGAAGCGAAAAAATATATACCAGTATGTAAAAATTGCGGCGTAAAACTTGGACAAGTCATAAACATAACAAATGAAGATCCATTTGTTGTTTGTAGTAGCGATTATATAGAAAATTGGGGTTATTGTAGAACCTGTATGATAGACTATTGCTGTACAACAAATTGTCTTGGTTGTGACTTTAATACTGGAAAATATAGCGATTGTAGATTTTTTAATATTAAACAGCACTATATGAATAAAGACTAATTAACAAAGGAGATGTTATTTATGAAAACAAAACAAGGATTTAAATTGTTTGAAATGAACAGCGATGGAGAGTTATTTCCGTTGTTTATAGATAAAAGAAATGCAATTCCTATTGGAGAATGGATAGACGCAGAAATACATCCAACAAAAGGATTTAGTGTACGACCAGGATTTCATATAGGGGATATATGTTCAGCTCCATGGTTAATGTCTGCCGACGGCACATATAAAAGCCAAAGAAGTAAATACTGGAAAAGAGTATGGTGTGAGGTAGAATATATTGCAGACAATGATTACACAGATATAGTAAAAACTATACCAGAAAAGTGTCTAAAAAACAAATTACCAGACAATGGATTTTATTTCTTTAAAGAGGCTGGAGTAGGGAGGATATGGATTATTGCAGACAAAATAAAAGTTAATAAAATTATAACCGAAGAAGAAAGAATGTCTATTCTAAATGCTATTGGGTTTGACGAACAACTTGCATTTGAGCCTTATAGAAAGTCATTTGAAAAGAGATTTAAAAAAGTTTCATAATAATAGAAATTAACTATTGACAATACAAAATTAATATGATATAATGAACCATATGGTAGAAAGGATGAAATATAAAAAATGAAAATAGTAAAAGGATTATATGGAAGTGAATTTGAAGAAAACAAAGCTTGTGGATACTGCCGTCACCATTTGTGTTTTCTTACAGTAAAACAGTTAAGACAGCACGACTGTTTAAAAAAGGAGTGTTTTCATTTACAAAAAAATGAGGAGCACAATTGGTGGAAACAGAGAGAAAAAACAAAAGAAAAAAGAAAAGCGAGAAAGCAAAATATTGATGCAATTGTTGAAAAAGGGGTGTATGCATAAATGACACCTACAGATTACGGGCTTAAATATGGTGAATATTTTTATGAGCCTAATAGTGGAATGACAAAAATACATGCAAAAGGAACAGTTGTAAAGTTAAGTCAGAAATACATTGAGAGTCGTAAAACTCGTGGAGAAAATATTTATGATTATGCTGAGTTTAGTCATATTTATAATGCTGATGGTGAATTTTGTTATGTGTTTTACAAATGTTTAAACCCAATTAAAAACAGAACGTTTAATAATAATTTTAGTGAAATGAACAAATTTTATAAAGGCAATCCAGACATTTTTATTTGCCCATCAGAGCTTGATTACGCTATAGAAGAATATATTAGAGATGTTGTATATGACGTAAACACACCAGAATTTCGATGTATGCAAAAAGATTGGAAAATTCCTGGCATGATGAGGGCATGGGGAATTTTAATCATAATTATGATTGCATCTATGGTAATCAAGGGATTTCCTGTTTTATGGGTTATTGAACTTTTGATATTTAATGCATGGAGGAGTGACTTTATAAATAAATGATTATTAAAATTTTTAAAATGGCTACATTAGAAATGTATAAATTTAGCAACAAAGAAGCATTAAGGAATTTTATTTTATCGGAGACAGGATATTATTGCAATAAATATAGCACAGTAAATGAATTAATGTTACACCTTCCACGAGAAGATTATTATAGAATTAAATAATTAAGGAGGCTATTATGAGTGGTCGTATAGAAAAAGAAAATAATGCAAAAGACAAAATGTTAAAAAGGCTTGCTGGGCTTCCAGAAGTAATTTCAGATTTTTATTACTGGATGGACGCAAGGGATAAAACTTATACAACTATGAGAAATTATATAAATCATGTTGTAGAGTTTATGACATTTTTTACAAAAGGCAAGAAAGATAATCATTTTTATAAAAAGGTAAGAGACGTAGATATAGAAAGATACATTACATCATTAAGAACAAAAAATATTAATGGTGTAGATGTAAATATCGGAGATGATATTCGTGCAGCAAAATGGTCTTCTCTTAATACGTTTTTTAAATTTTTAGCACAAAAAAGATATATAGATAATAATCCAATGTTATTAACAGAAAGACCAAGAATCAGAACGTCTCACGAAATAACATATATGGATCAAAAAGAAGTGGAATCTGTGTTTGAAAGAATATCATCAGAAGCAACTAAAAAATACAAAAACAGAGATATGTGTATTGTTGCACTTGGACTTGGTACAGGGTTGCGAGTGTCCGCAATAGTAAATATAAATGTGGAAGATATTAATTTCGTAGCAAACACAATTAAAGTTGTAGAAAAAGGAAGAAAGACTAAAGAAGTAAAATTTGCAGAAAAGCTTAAAAATTTAATATTAGTATGGCTAAAAGATAGAGAACTGTATTATAATGGAGATGAGACTGGCCCGTTGTTTTATAGTAGTAGATTACAAAGAATTTCGGTTGACAGCGTTGAACACTTAGTAAAAAAATATACAGACCATCTTCCTAAAAAAATAACACCACACAAATTAAGAAGCTCTGCTGCTATGAACTTATATGGTGCGGGAGTTGATATTCTTACTATAGCTTCAATACTTGGACATGAAAATGTTACAACTACACAAAGATATACAAAAGCTTACGATGAAAACAAAACAAAAGCTGCAAATATACTCGATTCTATGCTATAAATTAATTATAAAAACAAGGAGGAATAAATAATAAAATGTATGAAGGTGATTTAAAAGAAAGATTTATAGAGGATTACATGAGAAGTCGTGTTGTTGCAAAAACATCAATATATGGTTTGTTTAGAAAGATTGAGCAGTTTGAAAGAAAATTGGCAAAAGATGCCTGCTATTACTAAAGACGAAATTCTTCAAATGTATGAATCATTTAAATCAAGATCAGCAATTTCATTATTAAACAATAATGTTATCCTAAAAGCATATTGTGAATGGAACAAATATTATAACAAACTTGCAATTGAGAATGCATATAACAATATTACATTTGACGAGGTTAAATTGTGTGTAGATAAAAATGCAAGCCGCATAATGTCCGCAGAAGAGATTTTCGAAATAGAGGATAGCTTGTTAAATTATACGGACGCTGCAATAATTCACGCTTTGTTTAGCGGCATAAATGGTCCATCTATGATAGACTTGACAGGTTTAGATGAAAATATGCTTGATAAAAAAAATAAATGTTTAATGTTCCCAGATGGAAGAGTTTTTGATATTGATGACAGACTTGTTCATTTATTAGAAAAGGCATTTAATGAAGAAACATATGCTACTTATGGTTCAACTATGAGAGTTAAAAAACTTATAGGAAAAGGAAAGCTCTTTAAAGAACGAGATAATTGTATAGGCTCACTTGATACTGACGACAAGAAATTTAGAGCTTGTTATAGAAAAATTCAAGTAATTCGTGATTATCTTGGAATAGAAGAACTAACAATGAAGGGGATATCTTCTGCTGGATTTCTACACTATCTAAAACAAGGTCTTAAAGAATCTGGGTTAGGAATAAAAGAATTTCTACTTACTGATAAAGGGTGAAATTTAATGGACAGATATGGATATACATCTAAATATAGAGTTGGAAACGTTATTCAAACATACAAGATGTATATATAATTAATGCTGCAAAATAAATTTATATGTTAGGGGGATATATTAAATTGAATCTAAGTACAAAAGAGTTAACAAATGCATTAGTGGAATTAAGTGGAAAGTGTGTGCAAGTTGACATCACACACCTTCTGTATGGTCCACAAAAAATAAGATGCAATTTAAATCTTATTAACAGTAAAAGCGAATTGGGTTTTGAGATTGAAGAACATAAAGTGTATATAAAAAAAGATAAAATTGTTAAATGTGGTATAAATAAAAATAAATATTATTTTGCAGACGACGTTATGACAATTACAATTACAAAAATTTAACTTTTAGTTAAAAAAATAAATTTTTTTAAACCTCTTGACAATACAAAATTAATATGGTATAATGTATATAGATTAAAGCATAGGCAGTTAAACCAATGTTAATTTCGTAGAAAGGAGAGGTGCTATGTGTACAATAAATCAGATTGTAAAACATATGTGCAGTGCACACAGTGTGGCAATGTACATTACATAAATGATTATATTCCATTTGAGAAAGATTATCTGAAATCGTTTTGTCCTAATTGTTGCGAAGCTACAACGCATTTAAACTTGGGACAAAACGAAGAAGATAAGTACATATATATGGATATAAATCTTGACTCAAGGTATTATTAATTATTAATATACAATACAAAATTAATTTATTTAAAAAGGAGAAATGACGATTATGGCAAACAGAATTATTGAACTTCCACAGACACAGGGAAAATTTCAGTGCAAGGGTATTGTAAATGGAACACAGAAGGAAAAGTTTTACACAGAAAAGAAGACATCAACAGGTTCTGATTTTAGAGCAGTAAACTTTGGTTGTGAATTTGACAAGCAGAAGAGTATGTATGTCAACCTTACAGGTATGCCAAGAGAGAATGTTTACTTCTCTAAGAGAGACCAGAAAGCAAAGAAGACAGAAACTAAAGCAGTTCCATGGAAAAACAGATATACATTTGAAGAAGATGGATTTAATTTGATTGGTACACGTCTTGGAATTACAAAGACAACAGACGAAGACGGTAAGGTAGTTAATGATAAAAAGGTTATGGTAGAATTTGATGCTTGCGAATATATCGCAAATAACCTTGAAGATGATGCATCAGTATTTATTAAAGGCAAGATTGATTTTAGTAGCTACATTGACAATAACGGTGATATCAGAAGATCAACTAAGTATGTTCCTGAACAGATTTCACTTTGCAAGGAAGTAAACTTTGATGAGTATGATTATATTGATACTAAACCTGTTAATGATTTTACTCAGACAATCGTGTTCAATGGCATTGAAAAGGAAACAAATGATGGCAGAGAAACTGGTAGATTTGTAGTGTCAGCATATATTGTGACATACAATGATGTTGTAGCTACTGAATTTATTATTGTGGATACAAAGCTTGCAAGTCTCTTTAAAAAGAACCTTAAGCCATACTATTCACTTGATGTTCACGGTCATATAGAAGTTACACATGTTGTTGAGGAAGTAATCGAAGATGATGGTTGGGGCGAATCAAACGCTATGAATAGAGTTTCAGCTCCAACAAGAATTGATATGGTTATTACTGGTGCTTCGCCTTCTACTATTGACAAAGAAACATATACAGAAAAAAATGTAGAAGAAGCTATTAAGGCAGTAAGAAATTCTAAGACAGCAGAAAAGAACTTCAATAGCGGTAGTACAAAGCAGTCTGAAGATGATTGGGGCGACGACGAAGATGACGACGATGATCTTCCATGGGAATAAACAACAATTAATTATATAAAATAGACAAGGAGAATGATTGGTTATGGCAAGAGCAAGAATTGCAAGTGGTGCAAAGAAGAAAATTAATATGTTACTTTATGGAGAATCATTTATGGGAAAAAGTACGTTTGCTTCTCAGGCAGCGTACCTTAAAAACGAAGATGGTTCACCAATGAAGATTTTGTTTATTGATGCAGAAAGTGGTAGTATAGACAATTATCTTGATATAATGGAGTCAAATGGGGTTGACTTAAGAAATATCTATATTGTATACACACAGAGCCTTGGAGAAGTGTTTGACTATATTGAAAAGGTTAAAAACAGAGAAGATTTTTACGTTCTTGATGATGATGGAAACGAAACTGATGAAGTGGTAATGGACGCAGATGGTAATCCGTTTAGAGCTGACGTGCTTATTGTAGACGGTTCTACAGTTCTTCATACCGCTGCACAACAGGGACTACTTGAGTTCAGCAAAAAGAGAGCAAGAGTAAGAGCTGATAAAAAGGGTCTTGTTGGAGACGAAAAGCTTGTAAGTATTGAGGGCAGCTCGCTTGAAACTCGTGACTGGGGTGCAATCTCATACAAGGGTGCAAATCTTTCGTTATCTCTTCTTGGCACTGGCGTTCATACAATTTTAACAGCAAGAGAAAAGCCTGAAACAGTAAGTAAGACAATTGTTTCAAACGGACAGGAAACTGTTGTTTCTGTGCCTACAGGCAAGGTTATTCCTATGGGCTTTAAGGGTCTTGAGTATAACTTCCATACTGTAATTAGATTCTTTAGAAACGAAGATAATGAAGTGTGTGCCTATGTTCAGAAAGATAGAACTAATGTACATCCTGAAGAAACTCTTGTAGATCCACAGCTTCTTGATTGGCAAGTTCTTATTGATGGCAATAAAGGCAAAAAGGATTTTGTTCTTAGCAATTCTCTTAACAGTGCAGTTGAAACAGAAAACGAAATATATGCCGCAGAAGTTATGAGCAACGCATCAAAATCATTAAGTAAGAGCGAAGCTAAAAAGATTAAGTCTAATGAAAATGAAACATCTTTTGATAACAGTGCAGACTCTGATTTGGCAGATATTAAGGCTGAAATCACATCAAAAATTAAGGCTATGACTCCTCCAGAAAAAGCTGAAATGAAGAAAAAGCTTACAGACGCAGGGCTTCCTATTTCTTATAATAAGATTGAAGATACTTCTGTTTTAAATAAGGTTCTTGAAATCGTAAATGCATAAACAATAAAGTAGTTTATAATAAGGTCAAGTATATCTTGACCTTATTATTTTCTTAACTTATATTGTTAAAAATTTATAAAATGTCCATATGCTATTGACAATACAAAATTAATATGGTATAATGTAAGCAGATAATTTACAGGAGGAAAGGGTTATGTTTAGAAAATGTGCTCAATGTGGAAAACTGATAGAATTTAATGTTGATAGCACTTGTGGAATAATAAGATATGATGATAAATTCTATCATTCTTTATGTTTTAAAGCATTATGCAATACAAAATTAATGTCAAAACGATGCAAAAAACCAAAATGGGAACAGGCATTGAAAAGTTTTAATGTAATAGAAAGAGATACAATAACATATTTAAGAGATGTAACATATAAGGAACAGTTAAATATACATTTGTTATCAAATTATAATATTATAGAAGTTCCTAAAAGATTTATGATGATTGTTAGCGAGCTGTCGATAGGAAAGTATAAAGGAAAAGTATGTAGACCAGTTAAAACTAAATTGCTTTTAGATGTATGGAAATGGGGACAGCATAATTTAGATAATATAGATAAATAAAATAAAAACAACAACAAAGGCCCAACAAATGACTCAGATAGGTTATTCTATGATTTGGCTATCCTAATAAAAAAAATACCAGATTATATTAAACAAGTAAATGAAGAGCAGCTAAGTACAGATAAGTTTAATCGTGAAGCAGATGAGTATTTTTCAAATATATATTAAAATGGAGGCGAGCTTATGGATGAAAATATGGAAATAGAATTATATAATACGCAAACAGAAATGATAATTATTGGTTCGCTGTGGAACAATACAGAAACGTTTGCTTTTGATTATGCTGATGTTATAAACAATAAAGACTTTCATGATCCAGCATGTAAGTTTTTTCATGCGTTATTAAACAACTATGTTAATGAATATTCTACAGAAGTAACAGAACAAAAAGTAAATATGTATGTAAGCCAAAACACAGGAATGTTAAGCGGCTACAAAAAGTATGGATTTTTTAAAACAATTAATGAGTTTATGAAATTTTCAGTTAACTCTACCGATGAAATGAAAAGACAGGTTGATATTCTTAAAAAATGGAGTGTCCTTAGAGCGTTAAACAAGGACGGATATGACGTTGAAAAGATACTATCACATCCTAAATTTGATTCGTTGTCAGCTGAGAAAGTGGCTGGCTTAATCAGAGGAAGAGTTGATACTATATGTAATAGTACGCTAAGTAACATTGACGACCCTGTATCACTTACATCGGATGTGTCAAGTCTTGCAAATGAATATCTTGACGCACCAGAACAAGGATATAATATGTGTTTTAGTTTTATGAACTCTGAGTTTCTTGGTGGGTGTAACGGAGATACCCTTGGAATATGTGGTCTTTCAAACAGTGGTAAAGGAAGAATGTTAAGTTATATATTGGCACATTTATTTGCATGCGAAGATTTAACAGTTGGTTTAATGTCAAACGAAATGAATGAAAAAAGTATGAAAAACGCTGTGCTTACTGCTTCATTTAATTCTAAAAAAATACAAAAAATTCATGGTGAAGAATTGTCAATGCCACAAAAACGTTTTACTTCAGGATGGTATAAGGATTCGAATGGAGAAATCATTAAAAGAAAAACTGATATAAATGGGTGTTGGGATGAAACTGTTGAGCAATTTAGAAAAAGAATTGAAAAAGAATCTGCTGAATATCGTAGTGTTATTAGTGTATTAAAATGGTTTGAAGACAAAAAAAAGAATGGTAAGGGAGATTTTTTATTTAAGGATTTATGCTCTGGATACACCGACCAGATTATAACAAGAACTATGAGACAGCTATCTCTTAGTAAAAACTGCGATGTGTTGGCTTATGATACGGCTAAAACAAGCAGTGATAAACAAATTGATAATTTTGCAGATATGCTAAGAACTGTATCTATTATGTCAGAGCTTAATAAATTCCTTAGCAAATATTTAATTTTAACTCTTCAGTTAAACAATGGAGCACTTGAAAGGCAATTAGAAGAAATAGACAGCTCTAATATAGCTGTTAGTTCGTATGTGTTTCAGTTGTTAGACGAAGCGATAGTTTTTAAACATTTTGAAAAAGAAGATTGTGATAACTACATAATTAAAACAAAAGATGAAAAAATTGCTTTGGATGATACACAGCATTACACTGGTATTAAAACAATTAAAAATAGAAGAGGTGGCAAATATATGTATTTATTGAATAGTGATTTGAATTTAAATACATGGTACGAAGAAAGCCCAGGTGGAATACTGCTACCACGTTCAAAGAAAAAAAAGTCTGAATTAATGTGGTAATGCTATAAATAAACGAAAGGTAAGTGATGTTTATGGAAAATACTAACAATATCAAGTATTACGAAGATAAGCTAAACAAAGCAAAATCTTATATACAAGAGCTTTTGATAGATGTTAGAAAAGACAAATGTAGAAGTTGTTGTTATTTTCCTGATAAATGCTATAAGTCAGAATTAGAAAATAACACTTGTTATAAACATAAACTACACGATGAAATTGAAAAATTTTTAAATGATTAAAAGGAGATATAATTATGAGTAATGAAATTAAAGAAAAACTTGAACAGTGGGTAAAGAATAACTACGAACAGTACACAACTGGTTGGACTTACGAGCGTTCAGAAGGCAATTATGCTGATTGTTTTGATGACGGTTATAATTCAGGAACAAGCTGGGCTGCTTATGAAGTTGGCTGTATTTTAGGAATGGAACTTGAAGAACATGATTGCCCTGATTGTGATGAGGAAGATTAAATAAACATTTTATGTGAGGTGAATATAAATGAGTCTTTACGAAATTACTAATATCGGATGTGATGACGAAACTTGTAACACCTTTGACTTAACAGAAGATGAATATAAGTTCCTCAATATGATTTTTACAGAACTCAACAAACAATCTTATTATGATTGTATGCCAAAAATCTACATTGAAAAGAAAGAAGAGGAAAGATGATTGAATGAATTTATGTCAGCGATGTAAAAAGGAATGTAAGCACGACCTTGAAAAATGCACTTATTATTCTCCTGCAAAGATGACTAACTTTGAAAAGATTAAAGCGATGAGTATTGAAGAACTCTCATTATTCCTTATGAAAGTCAACTGTGCTTATGGTGTTGATTGTATGTACGGAATGGCTGAATGTAAATATCCTAATATAGATTACAATTGCAGTTTATGTTTTAAAGACTGGTTAGAAAGCGAAGCAGATAACACATTAGCAGAAGCTATTAATAAATGTAATCAACAACTTGAAGAACATCCTAAATTTGATTTTAGCAATGTGAAAGTTGTTAAGTGAAAGGGAAGGAGTTGAACGGTGATAGAAATGATACCACCATTAGCAATACCATTAGCGTGGTTAATAGCAGTGACTATGAATTATTTGGATTGTGTTTGGCAAACAAAATTACAAAACCAAAGACACGAAGCATTAAAAATGTTAAATGAACTTGAAAGCGAGGTAGAAGAAAATGACCGATGCAGAGATTATTAGGGCTTTGGAGTATTGTATTAATACACAACTCTGTGCCGTTGATACACCTAACTGTCCTTTTGAAGACGTATCAATGTGTCGTTCTGTGCTTACAAAGAAAGCTTATGATTTAATCAAACGTCAGCAAGCGGAGATTGAAAGTTTAAAAGAACACGAAGAAAATATTTCTATTGTTTGCAAAAGAGCAGAAGAAAAATATCACGAATTATATAAAGAAGCGAAAGAAATTTTGAAAAGAAACACAATCAGAGAGTTTGCGGAGAAGCTAAAAGAGAAATTTGAAATTGCAGATGTTGTTGTTACTATTGATAGCAAAGACATCGACAACCTTGTAAAAGAAATGACAGGCGGTGAAGAAGTTGAATGAAAAAACACTATTAAAAGCAACCGAAATCAAAAATCAGATTGAAGCTTTAAAAAACGAAATCGAAGAATTTCCGAGATATATAACAAATCGTAAAATGTATGAAGAAAGCAATAAAAAATATGGATATATAAGCAGACTGCTTGAAAGGGTAAAAAAACATCGCTCTTGTTTTGTGCTCCGTGTGCCTAAAGGCTATCAATCAAATGATTTGATATTTGAGTTATCAGATGAGGATTTACAGGCACTTACTGATATAAGACAAAGAAAAATTGAAGCGTTGTTAAACGAATTAGAAAAACTTTAATTGGAATGAAAGGATTGGTAGTAATAATGATTAGCGGTTGGACATTGGTTGGATTTGGGCTATTATTGCTCGTTTGTCTTGTGGTATATATACTGTTTGACACTTTTAAAAATAACAGAAACAAAAATTGTACAAGCGACACAAAAAGATATATATATAACGTTGGTAATGATGGCAAGCAGCATTTTTATTACCGCACACCAGATGGAGATATAATTGATTTGTGTGGATGTAATGATGATGATAGTGAAGATGGTGACAACCATGATACAAAAAGCGAACATTTATTTAGTGTGTTAAAGGAGGCATTAAGGCATCCTGCAATAAGTGTTGAATTAAAAGAAGAAGGTACAATCAATTTATTCTTCGATGGATGTTGTGAATGTGACATTCAGATTAAAAACTATACTGACTTGAGAGGTGAAGATTTATATGAAAGTTAAAAACGCACTTGAATACTGGAAGTTTAAATATAATCAAGCGAAAGATTATGTTGATGATCATTGGGAGACTTCTGAGCGTAGAGAACATAGAGAATATGTTGAAGCGTTAAAGATTACTATTGAGACCTTAGAAAGACATGGATATCTTGAATATGAAAGCAATGCATATTGTTTAGGCAATCCAAGGTTTATTGAATAAGGAGAATTATAAAATGAAACGAAAACTTGACGGAATGTTGCTTGCTACATTTATAACAACACTATTCTATTCAGCATCATATCCATTTATACATAAGGTAATCATATCAAATGTATCAGAAACGGTTATCGCACTGAGTCAGATCATAAATTGCATATCTATAGTATTCTTTGGTTCTGTTTGGAACAAACTATCACACAAACTATTTAAATTTTATCCTACGTTTTGTATATTGGAAACATTGTTAAGTGTATCATCAACAGTTGTAGCTGTTACAACAGATAATATATTGGCTTATTATATAATGGACACGCTGATATTCGCAATTGTTACAAGAAACATCTGTTGCGGCGGTGTGAAGCTGAGGGCATTAAGATACAGTACCGAAACAGCAAGAGAGCATTTCGACAACAGCGATAATTCAGCAAGTGCAGTAGCAACTATTATCGGCTCTGTTTTAGCTATGATATTAAAGCTTGATTTTATATCAATGTTATGGGTGGCTACTGTAGGAAATGCTGTTGATAATATATTTTATATTTACATATATAAAAATCAAATGAAAAAGGAGGCGGTAAAATGAAAAAAATACTATTATTAGTTTTGGCTTTACTTAGCTGCTTGAGTTTGTCAGCGTGTGATAGTGACTACGACACAATAGAAATTCATAACAAAAGCGCAGGAATTTGGGATAATGTTTATATTGAAACTCCAGTAGGATATTTCTACGACAAACATGAAAAGTGCACTGTTGATAATGATACAGTTGCTGTAATAATTTATTTTAAAACACAAGATGCCAGTGATGAGTGGGACAACCAATTAGAATTAAACAGTGAAAAGGAGCAAGATAATGACAGATGTAATTAATATATTTAAACAGATACAAAGTACCAGCAGTTTAAACGATAAGAAAGCAATTATTATCGCAAATAAAGATAATGAATTATTTAAAAAATGCTTGGTATTTTTACTCAGTCCAAATATTGTGACTGGTATATCTAATAAAAAGATACACAAAAAAGTAGAACCAAGCTCTGAATTAGCCCCATATTATCTGTGTATGAATAGTTCATTTGATGATGTAATGGACTATTTAATAAAAAATAATACAGGTAAAGATGAAGATATATATGAAATTCAAGCATTTTTATGTGGCCACGAAGATGATAGGGAGTTTTACGAACAAATGATCACTAAGAAGTTTAGGCTTGGTGCTGATGCAAAGCTTGTTAATTCTTGCATAAAAGGGCTTATACCTACATTCGATTGTATGTTGGGCACATCTATTGAAAAGGTTAAAATTCCAGAGGGGGCTTGGTTCTCGTTAAGTCATAAGTTAAACGGAAATCGTTGCATTTATTATGACGGAGATTTTTACACAAGACAGGGTAAAAAATATTCTGGATTAGAACATATTAAAAACGACCTTGAGCGTCTTGTTAACGCAAGGAAGTTTGTATTTGATGGTGAGCTTATTTATAAGAACAGTGAAAACTTATCAGACTCAGAGGCTTTTCAGAAAGGAACAGGAATAGCACAGAGTAAGAGCGATGATAAAGCAGAATTAAAATTAGTGTTGTTTGATGTTCTTCCAAGAGAAGAGTTTGACGAAGGTGTTTCAAGAGATACATACAAGGTAAGAAAGTTAAAATTATCAAAGCTAAAAGAATTTGAAACTGAAAATCTTGAAATTGTAAATATGTTTTACGAAGGTAGTGATCAATCCGAAATATGGAAATGGTTAGATTATGCAGAACAGAATGATATGGAAGGTTTGATGTTATCTTTAGATGCTCCTTATGAATGTAAACGTACTAAAAATCTAATCAAAGTTAAGGCTTTTAAAGAAATAGACTTAAGGTGTATTAACTTAAATATTGCTACATCAGGAAAGTATAAAGGACTAATGGGGTCTATTAGTTGCAAATATGGAGATTTCACTGTTGAGATTGGTTCTGGTTTTAATGATGAAAAGAGGAGATATTATACAGAGAATCCTAATGAGATTTTAAATCACATTATTACCATTAAATATAAAGAAGAAACTACAAATAAAAATGGAGAAAAATCGTTACAGTTTCCGATTTTTGTTGATTGCAGGTTTGACAAAGATGTTGCTGACGATGAGGTAGATGTATGAAAATAGAAGATACAAAAGTATGTACAGGCTGTAAGAAATGTTTACATAATACATATGACTAATTATACTTATTATTACCAACAAAGGAGGAGTAGTCTATATGAAGACAATAGTAATTAATCTTTTTGGTGAACCATCTGCTGGCAAGAGTACGGCAGCAATGGATATTACAGCACGATTAAAACGTGCGGGTATTAACGCTGAATATGTTTCAGAATTCGCTAAAGATAAAGTATACGAAGAAAATTCTGAAGTGTTTAAGCATCAGGAATATATATTTGGTAAGCAGTCATTTAAGATGGGTAGAGTTAGAGAAAAGGTACAGGTAATTGTTACCGACTCGCCGCTAATTCTTAGTGCTGTTTACAATCAAGATGAAGTGCTCGGCAAGGAATTTAATACAACAGTGAGAAATGTTTTTAATTCTTATGATAATAGAAATTATCTGCTTATAAGAAAACACAAATATGAAAACGAAGGTAGACTGCATAATGAAGAACAGGCAATTTCTATAAGAAAAGAAATTATAAACACATTAAAATCTATGAAGATAGATTTCTCAGTAACAACATCTTCTGATGAAGATTGCAAGAAGATTGTAGATAATATTGTAAAGGAGTTTTAGGTATGAATAGTAAGGGACATTTAATTATTAGTTTGGCAAAATCAGCAATTCGTGTGGTAGGTGCAATTGTAACACTTGTAACTAAGTCTGTAATACCGATTGCTATTGGTATTATGGTAGCCGAGGTTGGTGGTGTACTTGAAGAGCTTGTAGACAAGAGGTGATGGTTGTGAATGTTATAAGCATAAAAAGTATTGTTTTTGAAAAAAAATATGGAGAAAGAAATAACGAGAAAGTTAAATTTAAGATTGCTGGTTTAAATGATGCAGATCTTAATTTTTATTTTCAAGGTTGTACGACAGATGTGTGTGACGGGCGTGGAACAATTATTCATCGCTTCTACCACGACTGGAGAGAAGTATTTTCCGAGGGCGTACATATAATTATTAATTGTTCAATTGAACTTGATGATAAAACTGTGGTTGAGGGTAACTTTGATCTTGATGAGCTATTTAAAGGAAATGTAGTTAAAGTTGAGGAGTGATTATAATGAGAGTATATCAGTGTGATAGTTGCGGTAAAATTATTAAAGACCCTTATGGTGTGAAAATGAAAGAGTTTTATATAGCAGTTTGTTTTGATGAGTGTGGTGCTCACCCTTGTAATACAAAAAAGAGAACCAAAATTCATTTGTGCGACGATTGTTTTAATGGGTTACGAAATATTGCAAAGAATAAGGTGAAATAAAATGGCAATATGTTATAAATGTTGTAAATATAATAATGCAGGATTTTGTAGCAAGTATAAAGAAATAATACCTGTGTCTCGTAATATGTGGCACAATGGACTTTTAATCCATCCGCTTCATTATATTGAGATTTATTATGACTACGATTTAAATGATATTGAAAATCTTATAAGCATAGCAAGTGAACATTTAAATAATAATGTGTCAAAAGATATTCTTAATCAATATAAGCAAAAAGGGTGTATTACATATAAACAGCGTAAATATCTTGTTTATAATCTTCTACATTGCTATGAGCAATAAAAAACAAATAAGGAGTGTGCTGATATGAAACTTAAATATATAACATTTTGTTTTGAAAATTGTGACAGAATTACAATAGACGGCAAGTATATTGGAGACTTTGTTGTGAAGGATATTAAAACGGAAATAAGGAGAATAGCAACCAATGCTATAGATAGAATTGATATTGCAGACACATTCGCAATTGAAATTCACAAGGATGCTAACAAGGAGCGTTACCAGTTTGGACAGATTGATAAACCAAACTGGAAGCAGATGACATTTGACAGACTTGTTAAATATAGCGATATTACAAGTATTGAATTTGAACTGTATGATGACTACGCAGATGAAATGGAAGAAGGGGCAGTTTATTGCACAGAGTGTTACGATTATTGGGTTGATTGGACAGGGGATGATGATGAGACAAATGATGCTCAAACTAATTATATCAGTAACGATGGGCATTTATATATTGTAATCTCTGCTAATAAAACCATTGAAGATTTCTTTGATAAGAAAACTATAGATGATAGTGATTATATTGATTTTCATTTTAGCATGTGCGATGTAGGTGACGTTTACGGAGATCCTGATAGATATAATAATGATAAAGGTGGTGAATATAATGGAATGGAATGTATATTATCATAATATCAATCATCAAACAATAACTGCATTAAATGTTTTTCAGCATGGTGGCTTTAGAGGTGCAGTGCGTAAGGTGTTAGATAAATACAATAACAAGGATGAAGCTTCTGAGGAAATTAGAAGAGAAGCGTTTTATTATTTTTGTTCAAAATCTGAATATGAAATTATTATTTCTGCTTGGGTTGGAGGCAATGGAAATGAAACTGAAAAGATTGATATTTATTCGCAACTGTTGATGAACTGGGATAGATTTATTGATTATGTGTGGAATTTTAAATAACAAGTTGTTATTTATTAACAAAAAGATATTTTAAATATTGGTAAAGCTTAAACAAAACGCCAAAAATATCCAAACAATATTGACAGTACAAAATTAATATGATATAATATGACCATAGCAAAAGCCCAATCTGTAAATATAAAATATAGGTTGGGTTTTTCTTATTAGGGAATAGGGTACGCAATAATAAGGCGATCAAAAAAGATTAACGTGGGAAGTGTACCGAGTGACAAATTTGCTTTTAATATAAAAAAAACAAAGCATAGGGTTGTTGTTACATATTAAATATAATTTTAAAAGGAGTGAAACAAAAATGATACATACATATCAACAGCCATTAAAAGGCAAAAAGGTTGGTATAGTTTTTGGTACGTTTGCTCCATTACATCAGGGTCATCTTGATGTAATTATGAGAGCAAAGAAAGAATGTGATGGTGGATGTATCGTTATCGCAAGCGGCAGAGATGGTGACAGGGGTGGCAAAGAAATGCCATTAAAATTACGTTATAGATATGTAAGAGAATTCTTTGCCGATGATGATTTGGTAGCTGTATACCCTATCAATGAAACAGAATTGGGAATAGAACCTTATCCAAATGGTTGGAGTAAATTTATTTCAGAAACTGAAAGAATACTTAATTTTGCAGCTGAAGGTAAGCCTGTGTTCTATGTTAGTGAAGATGAGTATTACACTTATTTAATCAATTTAGGATATGAAGCTGTAAAGCTTGATAGAACAGTAAATCCTATATCAGCAACAATGATACGGCAAAATCCTATTAAACATTGGGATAAAATTACATATCCGTTTAGAAGAGTATTTAGCACCAATATATTAGTTTGTGGTACAGCAAGTGAGGGCAAGACAACACTTGTAAGAGATTTGGGTAAGTATTTCAATGCTCCATATTCTCACGAATACGCAAGAGATTATATGCAGGAAAGCAATGTTTCAGAATGGGAACTTGACGGGGCAGACTATATGGCCTTCCTTGATGGACAGTATCAAATGAATAAAAAACTTATAAACTCACCCAGCAATCAAGGTATATTCTTTGCTGACTCTGATAGTATGACAACACGAATGTACGCAGAGTATTACAGTAAAGATCCTGAGCTTGAGTTGACCGAAAGCGAATATGAAGAAATCGCTGTGGCAGCCGACGCAATAACTAAGAAATGTCGTTGGGATAAGATTTATTTGCTTTGTCCTCATGGAATGTTTGTAGATGACCATACAAGATATATGGCTTGTAGTGAAATAAAAGAAAGACAGGAGCTATTCGATATTCTTTGTAAGAACATTAAGGCATCTGGTAATTGGGACAAGGTTGAAATTCTTGATGGTGGATATTGGAATAATTTTAATAAAATAGTAAATGACGTAAAGGAGATAATGAACAATGGTAAAGTGGATTAAAAATGAATTTTGGAATGGATACAGTTTGTTTGAAAGAATTTTCATGGTAGCAATGGTGCTGCTTCAGGTTATTATGTATTGTATTGCACCTGACACACCTATTGGAATGGTTTGTGGCATTGCAGGTGTTATCTGTGTGGTACTTACAGCAAAGGGTAAGATTTCTTCTTATCTGTTTAATTTTATTCAGATGATTACATATATGATTATCTGTTGGGGAGCAAAACTGTTTCTTGAATTCGGTGAACAGATATTTTATTTTATTGCTTGTATTTTTGGAGTAATTCTTTGGAAAAAGAATATGCATAAAAATAATGACGGCACAGAACAGGTTGTCGCAAAGAAATTTAAACCTTGGCAGTGGCGTGTTACAGCAGACGTTACATTAATTACAACAATAGCTCTTGGTTATTTTGGTGACAACATCCTTGGTAGTACACTTTCTTATCTGGATGCTTTTACAGTTGCTCTTGCAATTATTGCACAGCTTCTAATGGTATGGAGATATAGAGAGCAGTGGGCAATTTGGATTGTAATTGATGTATCAAGTTTGATTATGTTTGTTATTCTTAAGCAGTGGTCAATGGTAGCTATGTATATTGCTTGGACGATTAATGCTATTTATGGTTGGTATAACTGGACAAAATTAAATAAGGTAAGTGATGAAAAATGATAAATAAAAAATCTTGGAAAGAATTTAAAGAACATGGAATGCTTTGGTGGATTAATATGATTTTGCATACTATGGGTTGGGCACTTGTGTATGACTATGACGATAATGGTAATATCTTAGAAGTGTATCCTGCCAGAGTTAAGTTCAGAGGATTTTCAGAACAGAGTAATACTGATGGCTTTATTAAAGTAAGTCAGTATATGAAAGATAACGCTGATGATCTGCTAAAAGAAGCTATGGATTAATAGAGGTGAAAAAACATGATATACACAAGTTATTTTGCAAAACTTAAATCACTTCCAGATAATATTGTTCCTATTTCAATCTGTGGTAAAGCACCTGATTGGTATAAAGGATTGCAGTATAAGAAATTAGCACCAAAATATGATTTCTTTATGGAGTGGAAGAAGAACCACGACAATGATTATTATATTAAGTGTTACAATGAACAGGTTCTTGATAAGCTTGATATTCTTACAGTCATTCGTAATTTAATAGATTTGACTATTTCAGCAAGGCAGACGAATAAGGCAATCTGTTTAATCTGTTATGAAAAGCCTTCGGACTTCTGCCACAGACACTTGGTTGCCGAATGGTTAAGACAGAATGGATTTGAGTGCGAAGAATGGAACACTTAAAAGATTAGTTTTCAGAGAGGTGAATGTGTATGAAAAAGTTTGTTAAACTAACAACATCTGAATCAGGGGATTGGCAAATTCTTGAAGTAAATGGTGTTGAATGGGCTTCTGGACACACTATTTCGGAGATTGATTGGCTTGGATTAATTAGCGAGCATTTCGATGGTATGATTGAAAATACAGTTATTCCTGATGAGGATATGGAAACAAGGTGTTAAGGTATATTTTAAAAGATTAGTTTTCAGAGGTACTTATAATACCTTTATTATAAATTAATAATTAAAAATGGAGGAAAATAAAAATGTTTGGTAAAAGCAAGAATTTTAGTAGTGTGACCATCAACGGACAGACAGTTAGTTGTTATGGAAACAATATTACAATTTCCAATGGCAATGTAATTGTTGATGACAAGGTCGTTCATAGTGACATTGGAAACAATACACAGATTGTTATAAATGGTGATGTAAATAAAATTGATTGTTCTGGTTCTGTTGAAGTACATGGTAACAGTGGAACTATTGATTGTGGTGGTAGTTGTGTAGTTGATGGTGACGTAAACGGCAATATAGATGCTGGCGGTTCTATTACTTGTGGTAATGTATCTGGAGATATTGATGCAGGTGGTAGTGTTAGCTATAGAAGATAGGAGGAATAAATATGAATAGAGAGTTGAGTAATAAGCAGTACAATATTGCAATTGGTTTAATTTTATTGTGGGGTTTTGCGGTAAACGCTATTATGTGCACATTTTTTAGTGAGGTGTTTGCAGGGTGGAATCCTACAGCGGTTGTTATTGGATATTTAATATCAGCAATAGCAGGAATATGTATGAGTTCATTTTCAGATAACCCAGCAATCAGCTTTACTGGTTACAATTTGGTAGTCTTGCCTGCTGGCGTAGTTTTAAGCATAGTATTAAAAGATTATTGTGCTCAGACCATTGCACAGACATTTGTATTAACAACATTAATTACAATATTAATGATTATAATTTCAAGTATTAAACCAGAGATATTTGAGTCAATAGGCACTACATTGTTTGTATGTTTGGCAGGAGTGGTTGTTATTGAATGTATAATGATGCTTTTTGGACTTGCACAGCCACAGTGGTGGGATTGGTTAGTAGCATTATTATTCTGTGGATACATAGGTTATGACTGGTCTAATGCTCAGGAAGAAGATAAGACATTAGATAATGCTGTTGATAGTGCGGTTGGTTTGTATCTTGATATTATTAACCTATTTCTTAGACTGCTTGGTGATAAGAAATGAGGATGCTGTTATGTATAATGTAATATTTGAAAATTCAAGAGGTAAAAAGCGTCTTATTGATATGGCAGAAACTCCTGAACATGCTAATAAGCTTTTGGCTGATTTTTTAGATGAGTGCAATTATAAGTCTTATTATCAGAGACGCTGGAACATTGATGATAAAACAACTAAGATAGATGTAGGAAGTCATACAGAATTCTTCTATATACAGAAAATGTAAAACAAAGAAAGGAAAATGATAAAATGGATAATAAAAAAATAACAATAATTATAAACACAGTTATAGCGGTGGTTGCCGTTATATTTTGTATAGTTGTGGGCAACAGAACTACGGTTAAAAGACCGTATAGCAGTCAGGGAGATAGTACATTAATGACTACGACAACATTTACTGATGTTACAACAACGTCAACTTCTGAAACTACAACTACAACAACCACAGAGCCTGTAACAACTACTACAGAGCCCTCAACCACAAGCACAACAACTACTACAAACACAACAACAAGTAAGCCAGTAGTTGTATCAACCGAGAAAGAACCAGAGGTTACAACCACAATAGAAACAACGGTCGCAGAAAATACACCTATTGAAACTACCACGCAGACAGAAAATCAGGAGGCAAAAACTTTGATTGGAAATATGAGGATTACAGGCTATGTCGCAACAGGCAGACCAACAGCATCAGGCGTTATGCCTTACGTTGGCGGTGTTGCAATGAACAATGCCCAGAGAAAGCAGCTTGGAATTAAATATGGAGATAAGATTTATATTGAAGGTTTAGGAACATATACCGTGTTTGATTGTGGTTGCAAATGGGGTGTAGTTGACGTATTCTGTGCAACTGTAAGCGATTGCTATGCACTTACATCATACGCAAATGTGTATATTGTAAAATAATTATAAGCTGTTTATTTGTGCAGTTTTCACAAACTTGAAAAAAATTCCAAAAAGGGCTTGACAATACAAAATTAATATGATATAATAAGTACATAAGGTTAAGGAGTGGTTAACACAAACCACTCTGATACCTTAAATATATTGGGGTATCGCCAAGTGGTAAGGCAACGGACTTTGACTCCGTCAGCGAAAGCTTTACGCTGGTTCGAATCCAGCTACCCCAACCATCCCAAAAGGATATAAACAAAGCTTAAAACTTATGAGAAAAAGGAGAGATTATTATGACTAAAGCGTATGTGTTTTAAAGCAAACAATACAAAATTAACAAAAGAGATAATGTAGAACAAACAAATGTAAAAAGATAGTCGTATCTTAGGGTGATTATTTATGGGAAATTGTAATGATAATTATTGTGTGTATATACATACAAATAAAATTAATGGTAAAAAGTATGTTGGACAAACGTGCCAAAAGCCAGAAAAAAGATGGAACAACGGACAGGGTTATAAACAAAATAGTTATTTTTATCGTGCAATAAAAAAGTATGGTTGGGATGGCTTTGATCATGAGATTGTCGCACAAGGTCTTACTAAAGATGAAGCCAACAATTTTGAAAGGGTTTTGATTAAAGAGCTCAACTCAATCAATCCTAAAGAAGGATATAATTTACAAGATGGTGGATCACATGGCAGACCGTCAGAATTAAGTCGAGCAAATATTAGAAAAGCGGCAATAAAACGCAATCAAAACCCAGAAAGAGACTCATCGTGGTGAAAACAATGCTATGTTTGGGAAACATCACTAAGAGGAAACTAAAAAGAAAATTAGTGATTCAAGAAAAAAAGAAAACAATCCCAAGGCTAAAAAAGTAAATCAATATAGCATTGATGGAACATTTATAAAAACATGGGATTATATGAAACAAGCAGCAGAAAAACTTGAAATAGCATGTCAAAATATAAGCAGATGTTGCAGAACAAACAAGGGAACTGCTGGAGGCTTCAAATGGAGCTATACAAGCAAATAGTAGTCAATAAAATTAAACATATTGAAAATTAATATTTATTTATTAGGAGGAATAAAAAATGACTAAAGAAACAATGAACGTGCATAGAGCACTATCTGAATTAAAAACTTTAGATAGCCGTATTAATAAGGCTATTTGTGAAGGTTCTTATGTAACTACTAATAAGCATTCCAATGAAAAAATCGCAGGTATGTCTATTAATGATTATAAAGAATATATGAAGTCATGTTATAACAAGGCTACTGATCTAATTAACCGCAGAAATGCATTAAAAAGGGCAGTTACACTTTCTAATGCTACTACCAAAATTACAATTGGTAACGATGAGTATACAGTAGCTGAAGCAATCAGTTTAAAGCAGCACGGCATGGATCACTTTAAGGGTCTTCTTATGAATATGACAAGCCAGTATAATATTACACAGGATACTTTAAATAGAAACTCTGGTGAGGCTATTGAAAAGAAGGCAGAAAATTACGTCCTTTCAGTAATTCAGTCGCAGCCAAAGGACAGCAAGATGACTGTTGATGATGAAGCAATGAAGGCTCTTAGAAAGACCTATATTGAAAATAACACTTATGATATTATTGACCCAATCAAAATCAAAAGTGCTATGGAGGAACTTTCTGAGTATATCACAAAGTTTGAAACAGAGATTGACGCTGCACTTAGCTGTAGCAATGCTCTTACAATTATTGAGTTTGAATATTAAGTTTAATTAATATTTATTAACAACTACTTGTTGCAAGCTGAAAATCCTAAACAACTATTCATCGTTTGTTTTTGCGTGTTTTAAAATGATGTAAAATAATATTAAAAACAACATGCAGTAAATGCTAATAGTCTTTAGCTTAAAGATTGGAAAGAAGAATTTTTCTTTATTTGATATATAAAACAGAATGTACAAACACTGCTTTGTACATATTTGTAAGTGTGTCTGTAAAGCTTAAATTTCAAATCTTACAGTTTAAAAGTCAAGACTCAAAGTTTTACTGTGTGTAAAGTTTATTATATTAAAGTTGTAAATATGGCATAGACTAACAGCATCTTCGGTGTAAGCCTGTTATAGCCAACGAAAGCTTGATAAAATCCTTGATGTTAGGTTTTAGAGTTAATGGTTAATGCTCTTGGATTGTCCTCAAGGCTGGCTTGTAACAAGTATTAAGTGGAGGGATACTCAAGCGGTTAAGAGGATTGTTTGCTAAACAATTAGGTCGTTTATTCGATGCGTGGGTTCGAACCCCACTCTCTCCGCCAGAGAGCACCTGTGAGAAAGTACCTTGAGCAGCGGGGCTCTATAATCTGACAATTTAAGTGAAATGATATCGAGTAGCTTAAAAGTTTGTAAACATCTCGTAGTTCGCCTGCCAGAGAACCTTAAAGAGTGACAGGAATATTTAAAAAATATATTAAAACGCTGACGAGTGTTTTGTACGGATAGTTGGATATCCACTATCCTTAGTTTTGCTCCTAATTACCGCATGAGGTTTGAGGGAGTACCAATCAAAGGTTGGTTAAAGTTGATTGTAGAACTCAACAGGCCTATACATACGCTCGCAAGCCGACCACGTTGAGTCTTTTCAAGTATTGATGTTGCCTACTTGGTAGATATAATGTGTAAAGTTGGTCGTTTATTAATTATTGATATTATAAGGGCAACGAGAGCGAGTCATTAATGATAGTTGGTTCGACCAACCAGCTATCTAAAATGGCGAAATTAACATATATTATATATGAGACATTAGCTCAGTCGGCAGAGCAATCGCCTTTTAAGCGATAGGTCGAGGGTTCAAGTCCCTCATGTCTCACCACTCTACGGAGTAAAGCAGCACAATTTTGATGTGGTGGTCACTGCTTGGCCACGCTCCGTAGATACCCAAGCTCCTGTGGTGGAATAGGCAGACACAAGGGACTTTTTCAGAAAGTAATTCTTTTATAAAAAATTCATACAAGACGCTTAAAGAATTGTCTAATATTAAAAAATTAGGTGATTTGTATGAAAAAATGGGAAAGATTTACTCGGCAAGAAATTGAACAATTTGTAAGAGAAAGTTTTAATTATGCTCAATTGTCCAGAAAATGTGGATATAAACAAAACTCTGGCAGTAGTGTTGCTCAAATGCACCAGATGATAGAGCAATACGATTTAGACACTTCGCATTTTACAGGGCAAGGATGGCTTTCAGGAAAAACATACGAAAGCGATAGATATATGCCGTTTGAAGAATATGTAAAAAGTGATCATATCCAAACAAATAAAATCAGAAAGAAGCTTCTTAGAGAAGGACTCAAAGAACATATTTGTGAACGCTGTTTAAATACAATGTGGAATAATGTTCCGATACCTCTTGAGGTTCATCACAAAGATGGAGACAAAGACAACAATGATATAGAAAATCTTGAATTGTTATGTCCAAATTGTCACGCTTTAACTGATAATTACAGAGGCAAAAACACTAAAAAACATAAGGAAAATTTGTTACATTAAAAATTTCTTGTAGGAGCACCTTGAAGGAAACTTCTTGCGTGAATGACCCCTAAACGGCGAACAATTCTGAGAACGCCGTACCAATCCAATTATATTGGAAGTGCGTAGAGACTATACAGGGTCAACCTAAGTCAAAAAAGATATGGTTAAGACATAGTCCAGCCCACAACGAGTTGAAATAAAACTCGGCCATGGCGACATGGAGTGGGAAGAAAATCCCTCGGTAGCGATACCGTACCAGTTCAAGTCTGGTCAGGAGCACCAACATCTTCGATTTCCATTTTGGATACCTCCTCGTTATATTGCGGTGATTTGTTTTTACAGTCACCGCAATAACTATATATAAAAAAGAAAGGAATTGATTTTATGAAAGAAAACAAAAAAATTTATTTGGATGCGTCAGCTGGAATAAAAACACATCCTCAAGTAGTTGACACTATGGTTGATGTGTTAAAAAACCATTGGGGGAACGCCTCATCTGATAATTCAATGGGAGTAGATGCCAGACAGATTATAAATAATGTAACAACATATATCGCAAGTGATATTAACTGTAATCCAGAAGAATTAATTTTTACATCTGGTGCTTGTGAAGCCAATAGTTTAGCTATTAAAGGGTACTTGAATAAAAATAATTTTAATGTAGACTTTATCTCATCAACAATAGAGCATACATCTATAAATGAACTCAAAAATGAAATCAAACACAAAAACAAATGTTATGTTGGTGATGCAATTGTAGATTACGAAGGTAAAATAAAACTTGATTATCTTGAGATCGAATTGATGGATTTAAAACCGAGATCTATTGTAGCAATTTCTTTTGCAAATTCTGAAACTGGCACTATACAGGATATTAAATCAATATCTAAATTAGTACATAAATACAATTGTATTTTACTTGTTGATGCTACGCAATACTTTCCTTGGTATAAAATAGATGTAAACTATTATGGCATTGATATGATGAGTGTTAGTGGACAAAAGCTTGGTGCTCCAAGGGGTATTGGTTTTCTCTATGTTAAAAATGGCATAGAAATTGAACCGTTAATATCTGGAAGTCAGCAGAAAGGTATTCGAGCAGGTACGCAGCCAACATCTTTAATAGCTGCATTTAGCAAAGCTTTAGAGATTACAAGACGAAAGTGTATTTATAATATAGAGCTTTACAGAAATTATATTATTAGCAGTTTACAGAAAATAAATGGTATAAAAGTAAATGGCCCAATATTTGATGTATTGCCTAATATTATTTCTGTAACCGTTGATGATGTAGAAGCAGACAGACTTGTTGCTTTATGTGATGTGCTCGGCGTTATCATAGCCAAGGGTTCAGCGTGTAAATCGTATTCTTCAGAACCAAGCCAAACGTTATTAAACATAGGATTAAGTGAAGAGCAGGCGTTATCTACTATAAGGATTTCATTAAGCCACTATTTGTCGCATGAGGATGTTATTAAAGCGACAGATATTATAATTAGTGTTATTAAGCGAATTAGAAAGTCTAATAGTTAAATATAAAAATAAATTAAAAGCACTTGACAGTACAAAATTAATGTGATATAATAAGGGTAACTTTAAAAGAAAGGTGGCTGAGACGTGAATGCTCAGAACATAAAAGAATTTGTTGTAAATAATGACTTAATAGAGTCAGTATTGGTTGCAATTGATTGTCACCATATTAAAAACAAAGGTGATTATTATACGTGTGGTAACAAAGACGGAGATAATTGTTCAGCGATTACAGTATATAAAAACGATAATATAACAGTCGTTAATTATACCCGCAATATGGTTAACAGCAATCGTGGTACAGATATTTTTGATTTAGTAGCATATAATCTTGATTGTTCTTTCTTTAAAGCGTTGCAATTTATTTGCGATTTATTTAATTTAGAGTATTATCAAGAAATAGAAAAACCTCCAGAAAGCTTACAGTTAATTCAACTGCTTGATTCTATGTCAGTATCAGATGGTGATGAAACGAATGAATTTTCATTAACTCCAATTAATCAAAGTGTATTAAAATATTACCTGCCATATCCTAATAAGATGTGGAGTGATGAAGGAATTAGTTTAACAACACAAAATGAATTTGGGGTAATGTATGATCCTCAAAGCAATAGGATTATTCTTCCTTTATATGACGAGTTAGAAAATCTTGTCGGAATTAAAGGTAGGATTATGACAAACTCTCTTAAAAGTGGAGAGCAAAAATATTTGTATATGACACGTTTTAATAAATCAAGATATATGTTTGGTTTAAATAAAACATATTCAATGATACAACAGCAAGGTTATGTTGTTGTATTTGAGTCTGAAAAAAGTGTAATGTTAGCATACGAACACGGCATTGGTGCAGTATCTATATGTGGATGTAAAATGTCAAAATATCAAGTAGATGTCTTAACAAGATTGAATACTAAAATAATTTTAGCATTAGACAAAGACAGAATTATAGATGATATAGAAGCAGAGTGTGATAAGTTTCTTCCTCAAATTCCTGTTTGGTATATTTATGACAAAGACAATATACTGAATGAAAAAGAGTCGCCAATAGACAACTGGGATAAATTTCAGTTGTTGAAAAAAAATAATACTTATAAATTCAGAAAGGAAAATTTTTATGAATGAAAAACTTTTCGTAATGGGATGGATAAACCCATACACAACTCAATTTGAAAGGGCTGAATATGACAGCAAGAGAAAGAGGGCATTGGTAACAAGAATAAAAAAACGTCATTATTGGTTTACTCATTTTGACCACGAATTTATGTCAGTTACTCCTATCTATTCTGATTACAAATATTGTAGTCTTACAAAAGAAGAGTTGGATGAAGCATTTGCAGAAGCATACAACGACATAGATATTGATGGAAGAAAGCTTCCTCAAGACGTAGAAGATACGGTTTTATATAACGAAGTGCTATACGAAAAAGAAAAGTATATCAAAAGAGAAAGCTAAGGAAAGGAAAATATATGTATAAACTGATAGGAAATAATGATACATCAAATGTAGTTAAAACTATATTAAACAACAGAGGCGTTGATGATGCAGATAGATATTTAAACTTATCAAAAGATGATATTGAAGATTATCGTGATTTAGATAATATTGATGATGCTGTAAGTTGCTTTGATAAGCATTTTGAAAAAAAAGATAAAATCGGTATATTGGTTGATACCGACCCTGATGGAGTTTGTAGTGCAACGATAATGTTTAAATACATAAAACATCTTGACTCTGAATATCCTGTGTACTTAATATTACATAAAAACAATAAGTCGCACGGATTAGCAGACGAAGATTTTGATATCGAAGACGATACAAAATTAATTATTACTCCAGATAGTTCAACAAACGATATTGACATATGTAACAGTTTGGTTGATAATGGTATAGATATAATTATTGCTGACCATCACGAAAAGAGTGATAAAAGAGAAAGTTCCGCTATTATATTAAACAACCAAACGTCTGATAGGTATTATAATAAGAATGCCTGTGGAGCACATATAACATGGGATTTTGTTAGAGCACTGGACAATTATTACTGGACAGAGTATAATGAAGTATGTCTTGATCTTGTTGCTTTAGCTAACATATCTGATAATATGAATATCACATCTATGAGTACAAGAGCAACTATTAATATTGGGTTGTCAAACATTAACAACTTAATGTTTAATGAAATAATCAAAGCACAAGAATTTTCTATAAAAGGAATTATTATTCCACACACTATATCATTTTCTGTAACCCCACTGATTAATGCATTTCTTAGATTGGCAACCTACGAAGAAAGAGCGTTGCTTATGAAAGCGTTTTGTGAAATTGATGATGAAGTATTTGAATATACAAAACGTGGAGAAGTATTCCCTATTGAAGAAAATATATATGAACATACTATTAGATTGTGTAAGTCATATCAGGGCAAGCAGACAAGAATGAGAGATAAGGCGTTGCCAATTTTAATGAGAGAAGCTCAACAGCAATATAATAATAAGATAGTTATATTAAATACATCAGAAGTAATTGATAAATCTCTAAATGGTCTTGTTGCAATAAAAATGAGTGACGCATTAAACAAACCTGTTCTTCTTGGTAAAAATGTTAAAAATGGAAACTTTGGTGGTTCTGGCAGAAATTTTGATGATTCTCCAGTAGAAAATTTAAGAGATACACTGGCACAATGTCCATATTGTATTATGAGCCAAGGACATCCAAGTGCACACGGTTTTGAAATTTCTGATATTGACGAAACTATAAAATGGTTTAATGAAAAATTATCAGATGTAGATATGGAAAAAATATATAGATGTGATTTTGATATTAACATTGACGAGCTTGATGTTGGTTTTATTAAGGACATAGATGATGCCAAATGGTTGTTTGGTACAGGACTAAAAGAACCTAAAACAATAATTAAAAATATTTGTGTCAATAAGGATGATATTTATATTTGTGGTAAAAATTTTGACACAATTTGTTTTGAAATAGATGGAATAAAATTTGTGCAATTTAAAGTATCAAATGGTGATTTATTATACGACTATATGAATTCTTGGGAAGAAACTGACGATATAATTATATTCGATGCAATAGTTGAATGTGAGTTAAACGAATATAAAGGAGTTGTAACTCCGCAATGTAAAATTATAAATTGTGAGGTGGAATAAAATATGGATTCTCTAATAAAGAAAACAAATTTAAAAAAATTAATTAAAAGAAGACAAAAAAGATTTAATCAAATTGTGAAAACTCTTAATGGCACAATTTCACAAGATGAACTATGGATGGGAAGATTTGTTGTAAGACAGTTAGATAGAACTGTCTTTCCATACAGCGATGGTAGTGGAGCGTCTATTAAATATAAGATTGGTATATATGATAAAAAAACCAAGTCTTACGCTTTTGGTTTTATTGAAGATTTTAATGCCCCTATGTTTAGTACACTTGCATTAAATAGAGCTGTTGATAAGTTTATTGTAGAAATACTTGACGTTTGGAGTAATGAAACTCCAAAGAAAGATATATTTGACTACAATAAAATAAAATTCGTGGCAGATGATTATGAATTAATTTGTGACTGCTCAATATTTCGTTAAGGAGGAAACAATATGACAACGCAAGAATTAATACAAGAGATTATGAAGCATACAGACGAGCTCGCTGTTGACAGAATAGAGCTTGTTCCTACTGGAAAATTCGAGCCAGTAAAAAAACACAAAAAAAAGAGAATACAGAAAAAGTGGGTAAAGGCGTATGGTGTTAAGCCAACATATATAGAGAAAAAATGTAATAAGATAGATGTTACAGTAGATATGCTTATTGAGTTCTGTAAAAAATACAATTATCCTATGCCATCTGACTTTACTACTGCTTTCTTTTAAATTAAAGGAGTGATATTAATTGGCTAAGTTTTATATTTCAGATTTACACATAGAATGTGGGAGCTATGTTAAAGTATATGAATTATACGCCAAGAACATTAGATGAAATAATTCTTACTGCAAAAGATGATTAGTGGAGGTTTAATATGGTTAATTTAATTCAAGGAAATTTGTTTAACTCAACAGCGAAAGTTATTTGTCATCAATGCAACTGCCAAGGTGTAATGGGTAGCGGAGTTGCAGCAGAAGTGAAAAAAAGATATCCTCACGTTTATAACGAGTATCGTAATGACTACGAAAAAGGATTACTTAAGCTTGGATATGTAAACTTTGCAAACGCCACGTCTGATCAAGTTATTGCAAATATGTGCGGTCAGGAAAAGTATGGTTATGACGGCAAGCAGTATACTTCCTATGACAATTTGCGGCAATGTTTAAATACTGTAAAGGAATATATGATTAATAACAATATTGACACAGTTGCTTTCCCTTATATGATGAGCTGTTGTAGAGGTGGCGGTAACTGGAATGTTGTATATCAAATGATTGAAAATGTTTTTACAGACTGTAATGTAGAAATATGGAAGCTGTAAGAGGTGAATATTATGTTTATAGATGGAAAGTGGTACACAGAACCTGAAATTGCCGCTTATGTTCAAGAGTTAAAGCAATATATCGCACAACTTGAAAGTGAGTTAAATAATATTGATAAGGTGGGTTGATATATGGGTGTACTTATGTGTATATTTGCAATATTGTGTTTAATTATATTAACAATAACATTAATAATGGTTTGTAAAATTGGTTGCAAATATGATGATATGAGAATGGAAATTAATAAATTATATAAAACACAAGAAATGCAAGACTATTTCTTGTCAGGTCATAATGATATGTTGAAAACGTTTCAAAAAATTTTAAAACAGCTATTATTAACAGAGCGTGAATAATTATTAAAAACTCCCAGCAATATATGTTGGGAGTTTTTAATAAAAATAACACAAATTTTATAATATAAATTTGTATAAAATGCGAATTGAAAATGTATTAATAAAGTGATATAATTGTCATATAAAGTTCAACAATACAAAATTAAATGAGGAGGATGATGTATGACAGTAAACAGAGTATGGCACATGCCTAACAAAAACACTTTTAAAATCAAACCAATAAAAGAGCTTGTAGAAAAGTATGTTAATGGCGTGAAAATTGTTGTAGACCCTTTTGCTAATAATAATAAATATGGAACAATTACAAACGACTTAGACCCATCGTATGACACTACATATCATATGGATGCAACTGAATTTTTAAAAATAATGAACGATAATATTGCTGATGTTGTGTTGTATGACCCTCCATTCTCACCTCGACAAGTATCAGAGTGTTATAAAAAGTTTAATATGACAGTAAATATGGAAACAACACAGGCGAGCTATTGGTCAAAACAAAAAGAGCAAATAGCAAGAATTGTCAAACCTAATGGTATTGTTATTACTTGCGGATGGAATTCTGGTGGTATTGGAAAGAAATACGGGTTTGAAATAGTAGAGATATTGTTAGTTGCTCACGGAGGTTGGCATAACGATACTATTGTCACTGTAGAAAGAAAAAAGTAATACAATACAAAATTAATTTAAGGAGATAATATTTATGAAAACCGATATTGTATATGGAACACAAGGTGAAAAAGCAGGATATGGACAATACGTTAAAATATTTATGTTAGACGAAGATAATCATTTAGGAATTGATTGGACAAATGATGGACGTTCGGTTGTTTTTCATTTTTTAATCAAAGACAAAGATGATTATGAAGATTTTAAGAACGAACTTGTAAGTGTATTAGATTGTTGTGACAATATCAACATAGCATACAATACATTAAATTCTTATTTAGATAGCCCATATATATATGATTTTCTTGATGAGTATCCTGAATGAATATTATACACAAAGGAGTTGAGATTATGTTTGAGTTTAAAAACTTTAGCGTAAAACCTGCTATGACAATTGATGGCTCTGAAGTAAAAAATAAATATGCTATAGAGTGTTCTGGCAGGAAATCAAATTTTGTTATAGCGTTTATAGAGTATGACAAAAAAGAGTCAAATTGGGATTTTAAAAGTGTAGGTACAAGATATTTGGAATATAGAAGTGATGGTCTTGAAAAGTATATATTAACTGTTATTGAGTTGTTAAATATGATTAAAACTTACGAGGAGGAATAATAAGTGAGTTATAGTAGTTTACATAATCATAGCATGTACTCTTTACTTGACGGTTATGCCACACCAAAAGAATATCTCGATAGAGCTAAAGAAATTGGCCTCAAAGCGTTTTGTATAACAGAGCACGGAAATGCATATTCTTGGTGTTATTTTGATAAGATTAAAAAAGATTATCCAGAAATTAAAATGCTTTATGGTGTGGAATTTTATGAATGCTTTGACAGAGCCGAAAAAAATAAAGACACTAAATATTTTCATCTTATTGCTATTGCTAAAAATGAACGAGGAAGAATTGCATTAAATGAACTGATTACACTATCAGAGCTTTACGGAAAATACTACAAACCTCGTATAACAATTAAGGATATTGAACCTTATGCAAAAGATTTAATTGTCACATCTGCTTGTTTGGCTTCCAAGCTTTCACGAGAAAAAGACTATGATAAATGTATAGAATATGTAAGAGAGTATAAAAGCTTGTTTCCTAACTTTTATTTAGAACTACAGGCACACGGCAACAATCAAGACCAAGAAGAATACAACAATAAAATTCTTAAACTGGCTAAAGAAACCAATACAAAGTGGATTATAACTACCGACTCACACGCTGCAACTAAGAGTGACTTATACTATCAAGGTCGTTTAGTGCAAGTTGCACATGATACAGAAACAATGTCAGAAAGTTACAATGATTGTTATCTAATGTCAGAAGATGAAATACATAACATTCTCGATGCTCAAATCGGAGTAGAGGCAGTTAATATCGGACTTAATAACACTAATGAGATTGCGGATATGTGTGACGTGGTAGATATGCCGTTTCAGTCTCCTAAACTGCCTACATTTCCTTTACCAGAAGGATTTAGTGATAACTACGAATATCTTCAACATCTTATAAAAGAGGGCTGGAAAAAACGTAAGTTTGATAAGCTTAGTGAGGAAGAGCAGAAAGAGTATCGTACACGTATTGATTACGAGTTAGATGTAATTCATCAGATGGGATTTGACGGATACTTTCTTATCGTTGCATACTTTGTAAAATGGTGCAAGGAAAATGGCAATAAAGTAGGAGCAGGAAGAGGAAGCTGTGCAGGAAGTTTAATTTGTTTTACAATTGAAATTACGAATATAAATCCTATTAAATACGGACTAATTTTTGAAAGATTTTTAAACCCAGAAAGAATTAGTATGCCTGATACTGACACAGACGTATATGATAGAAGTGCAGTAATTAATTATCTTACAGAAAAATATGGAGAAGATAGAGTATGTCAGATTATTAATTTTTCATTTATTACACCTGTTGTAGCCTTAAAAGATGTTGGAAAAGTATTAGGTTTTCCGTATAAAGAAATGGACAAAATAAGTAAGACTTTTGTTTATCCTACATTTGAAGAATGTCTTGAAAACAATCCAGAGATTGCAAGCAACCCTAAGTACAAAGATCTACTTGACATCGCAAGTCATCTTTCTGGACGTGTAAAAACAACATCAATCCACGCAGGTGGTGTTGGTATTGTTGACGGAAAGGTTACAGATTTTATGCCAATGAAGCTTGGCCCAGAGGGAGAGCACGTTATACAAGTAGATAAGCGTATAGTAGAAGAAATATCTATTGTAAAATTTGACATCTTAGGTGTAGCTTCGTTAGGTCTTGTTCAGGAAACTCAGAATGGAGCAAATATATCTGATTGGGAAATTGACATTAATAATGACAAATTTGAATTTGATGAAGAGTCGTATGAATTGCTAAGTAGTGCTATGACCAACGGAGTATTTCAGGTAGAAAGTGCAGGGATGAAAGACTTATTATTAAGATTACAGCCTAAAGACTTGTCTCAGATTTCTGCTGTACTTGCTCTATATAGACCAGACTCAATGGGGGCACTTGAGGAATATATAGAGTGCTCAAAACATCCAGAAAAAGTTAAATATATACATCCAGATATGGAGTCTATATTAGGTGGTACATTTGGCTGTATGATATATCAAGAACAACTTTTGGATATTGTGCGAAAATTTGGTGGCAGAAGTTATGGTGGTGCTGACTTATTTCGTAAGGCTATTGGTAAAAAGAATGTAGAACTTGTAAAACAAGAGTCTGCTAAATTATACCAAGAAATAATTGACAATGGATATAGTGAAGAGTTGGCAAGACAAATTAGTGACGAGCTTGCAACTAAAGGTGGATATCTATTTAATGCCTCACATTCATATAGCTACGCAGTTCTTTGTTTACAAACAGCATACTTAAAAAAGCATTACACAACTCACTTTTTTAATGCTTTGTTTAATATGAATAAGAGCAAGCCTGGTATGATTAATAAACATATTTTAGATGCAAAACAATTTGACGTAACAGTTCTTCCACCAAGCATTAATAATTCAAGAATAAATTTCTCTGTTGTAGATGATAAAATTCTTTTTGGCTTATCTGCGGTGACTGGAATAGGAGAAACAGTATCATATTCTATTATCAATGAACGTAATGTTAACGGCAAGTTTGAAGGATTTGATAACTTTGTACAGCGTATACAGCCTACAAAAGTACAAATCATTAACCTTGTTAAGTCTGGAGCTATACCAGTTAAAAACAAAAAAACATTTTTAATTAACTACTTTAAATCACAATATACTATTAAAGAATATGAAAATGTAAAAACATTACCATCAAAAACAAAACTGCTTTTAGAATGGGATATTGATACATCTAAATATATGATTAATAAAAGAAAAATGGACAAAGAAAAAATATTAGAAATATATAATAACAAACGCAGAGTTGATTTTAACAGACAAGAACAAGAAAAATATCAACAGTATATTAAACAATGTGAAGAAAAATATTTGCAAGACGAAAAGTTTTGGGAGTTTGAAACGTTACAGATATTTGTAACAGAAGAAAATCCATTTGCAGAAGCATACCAGTTTCTTGAAGATTTCTCGTATTATGATGTTGGCGATAAATGCGTTATCGCAGGTGTTGTATCTAAAATTCAGAAAAAGAAAACCAAGAAAGGACAGCAGTTTGCGTTTGCTAATATTTATTCTGGTGACGGCATAATTGAAGTTACTATATGGCCAGATGCTTTAAAGAAGTTTCAAGATTTAATTTCTAAAGGTAAGCAAGTTGTAATTCTTGGAAAGAAAGACGGAGAAGACAAAATGATTGTTGATAAAATGAAACCATATAAGGATTGGTTAATTAAATTAAAGAAAAAATATCAGCTTAAAAAGTTAAAATAAAAAAATAAAAGAGGTTGGGCAAAAAAGTTGACTCAACCTCTTGACAATACAAAATTAATGTGGTATAATATATATAGTTCATTTAGAGGAGGTGTAAAAACATGAATGATAAAGTAAAAAACGAAGAGCTTGAAGCAATGGTAAAACAGCATCTTGAGCGTGAGTTTAATAAAGGCATGTTAATAGGTGCTCAGGCTGCTTGTACAGTAATCTTAAACAAGATCACGCAGTTATACAAAAAAGAAAAGCCTACTGCCAATGATATGAAAAGACTTATCAAGGACATTAGAGGCTTCTGTGTGACTGGTGTATCTCGTAAAGTAAACCCAGATGGGACTACAACACCTGTTGATGAAACAGCACAAAATTAATTTAATGGAGGAAAGTTAATGGAAGTTATTTTAACAGAATGTACTGTAAATCCAGTTAAAAGCATTGAAAGAGCTGCCGCTAACTGCTACGATAGCTCACCAGATGACAACGGTAAGATTATGAATAATTGTTATAACAGTGGTCATCATAGCGTTCTTGAGTTTGCAGATTTTACATTTCACATTAGTGGCATAAGTAGAGCACTTACACATCAATTAGTAAGACACAGACATGCAAGCTACGCACAGAGATCACAGAGGTACTGTGTAGAGGATGGATTTAAATATGTTATTCCAGACACAATAAAAAACAATGATGATAAGGCATTAAGTATTTATAATGATGTAATAACTCATATACAGCTTGCATACAAGACATTAACAGATACATATGGTATTCCTGCAGAAGATGCGAGATATCTTTTACCTAACGCTTGTGAAACTGTTATTGAGGTGAAAATGAATGGTAGAGAGCTTATTCATTTTTGTAACGAGCGTCTTTGTACGAGAGCCCAGTGGGAAATTAGAAAGCTTGCTAAAAAAATGAAAGCGTGTGTGGCTGGCTATAACGATGAATGCAAAAAGTTTTCAAGTTTTTTAGTTCCGAAGTGTCAGAAGTGTTTAGGATATCCGTTTTGTACAGAATATAAGAGTTGTGGGTTAGCACCCAAACTTTCAGATGTTTACAAGGCTTATATTAAAGCACAGGAAAGACAACCTTCTGGAGGTGAATGGTATGAGTAAGCCTTTGTATTTATTTTGTGGTCGCAGTGCAAGTGGAAAGTCAACTGTTGAAAATGTATTAACAAGCGTGGGTGGATATTCATCTGTAATAAGTTACACAACAAGACCTAAGCGTAGCGAAGATGAAACAACACATATATTTGTTAATGAAGAGCAGTTTTCTAAGCTTGAAGAAATAATGGCATATACTAAATATAATGGATATGAATATGCGGCTACAAAATATCAAATAGATTTGGCAGATATTTATACTATTGACCCAGTTGGAATTGATGAGTTGTTAAAACGCTATGAAACAGACAGGAAGATAGTTGTTATTTATTTCGATACATCTATATGTACACGAATAGATAGAATGAGAAACAGACATTCACCTGATAGTGCAATAGTGTCAAGACTATATACAGATGAAGCTTTTAGTTGGAGAGATAAACTTAACAAAACAGTATGGCATTATAAGAACAACGAAGATAGAGATATTAAAATGATAGTAATAGATGCTAACAAAGATATAGATCAAGTAGTCAAACAGATTGCTGATTATATAAATAATAACAAAACAGGGGAGGAATCATATGAAAGTATTACTTGATACAATTCCAAAAGTGCAAAAATTTTGCACTATGGCAAACAAGTCACAAAACAATATTGATGCTGTTTCAGGAAAATACAAAGTAGACGGCAAATCGCTACTTGGATTACTCAGTCTTAATCTTAGTAATCCTATAGATATAATTTTTGAAAACAATGATGGTGAGCTTGCTAAAAATATTTTTTATGAGTTTGGGGTGACAGAACAATGAATGTAACATTATTTACATCGCATTGTCCGAAGTGCGATACATTAAACAAAGAATTAATCAAATTAGGTATTTCTTATGAAATCTTTGATGATGTTGATAAAATGGTTGAAATGGGATTTACTACAATGCCTATGCTTAAAGTTGATGATAAAATTATGAATTATATGGAAGCAGTTAAATGGATTAAGGGAGGATGTAAAATATGAAGAGTAGTAAAAGTATTGTAGAAGGATATCTTAAACAGCAGGACTGGAGAGTAAAAGAGAATTCAAATTCTCCGTACTCTTATGGTGGGCTTGGTAAACATATTATTGCAGAAGTTTCAAAAGACTATTGGCTTAGAGAGGTATATCCTGATTATATATCAAAGGAATATCTTGATGGCTTAATGCACATTCACGACCTTGGAGGACTTACCCTTTATTGCTGTGGATATTCATTAAGAAAGCTTATACAGGAAGGTGTTCACGGTGTTCAGAATATTCCAACATCTGCACCAGCAAACCACTTTGATTCTATCCTTAATCAGATGGCAAACCTTATTACTGTATATCAGAACGAAATAATGGGTGCAGTTGCGTTCAGTTCTGTTGACACATTACTTGCACCTTTTATTAAGATTGACAACTTAAAGTATTCAGAAGTTAAGCAGTCATTACAGAATTTTATTTTTAGTATAAATTCTAATAGTCGTGGCGGTGCAGAACCTGCATTTTCTAATATTACATTAGATTTAACACCACCTAATGATTTGCTCGAAGAATGTGCACTTGTTGGTGGTGAGTTAGCAGACTTTACATACGGTGAATGTCAGGCAGAAATGGATATGTTTAATAAGGCTTTTTGCGAACTTATGATTAAGGGTGATAGTAATGGCAGACCTTTTGCTTATCCTATCCCAACATACAACATTCACGAAAGATTTGACTGGGACAATCCTAACAACAAGTTGCTTTGGGAGATGGCAGGAAAATATGGATATCCTTATTTTGCAAATTTCCTTAATAGCGATATGAAGCCTGAAGATGCAAGAAGTATGTGTTGTCGTTTAAGGTTAGACTTAACACAGCTTCAGAAAAGAAACGGTGGTCTTTTTGGTAGTGGTGATAGCACAGGTTCTATTGGTGTTGTAACAATTAATCTGCCGAGAGTTGCTTATAATAATAAGAACAACAAAGAAGGGTTTTATGCCGAACTTGATAGAATTTTAAATGTTGCTAAGGAAAGCCTTGAAATTAAACGTGAATGGTTACAGGAAAATGTTATTAGCACAAATATTATCCCTGCGTTTAATACTTATGTAGGCACAATGAAAAATCATTTTAGTACAATAGGTATTGTTGGAATGAATGAAATGTGTGAAAACTTCTTTGGAGAAGGAATTGATATTCTTACTGATGTAGGTAAAGAATTTGCGTTAGACGTAGGAAATCATATCAGAGAAAAGCTTTTAGAGTTTCAGGAAGAGACAGGAAACCTTTATAACTTTGAAGCAACACCAGCAGAGTCAACCTGTTACAGACTCGCAAAAAAAGACAAAGAAACCTTCCCAGATATTATAACAAGAGGTACAAAGAAATCTCCTTATTATACAAACAGTTGTCATATTCCTGTAGGTAAAATTAACAGTATTAAAGAAACTTTCGACCATCAAGAAGATTTACAGATAATGTTTACTGGTGGTACTGTAATTCACATATTCTGTAATGGAGCTATTAGTGGTGAAACAGCAAAAGAGATTGTGCGTACAGTATGCACGGAGTATGAAGTTCCATATGTAAGTATTTCACCTCTTAATAGATATTGTCCTGAACACAGATATATTGCAGATAAGGTTGATGTATGTCCAATATGTAAGGCAAAGTTAAAAATGTATCAGCGTATTACAGGCTATCTTAGATGTGTTGATGATTATAATGATGGAAAGACAGAGGAATTCTATGAAAGAAAACAGCTTGAACCAGAAAAAGATTAATTATAAATATATTGAAACAGAGAGAATGGGAGATGCCCCTTTTATAGGGGTTCTCATCTCTGCTTGTGATTGTAATTTTAATTGTAAAAATTGTTTTAATCAGCATGTAAAAAAAATGCCTACAAAACAAATAACAATTCAAGGGTTAATAGATATTGCTAAAAACAACCCATTTCATAAAGGTATTATTTTTGCTGGATTAGAATGGAGCTTACAATTAGAAGAGCTTATACTTGCAATTAAAGCTGCACACGAAAACAACCTGTTAACAATTGTGTATACTGGACACGATAAGGATTCTGATTATGTACAGTATTTAATGAATAATACATCTGTAAATTACATTAAATACGGCAAATATAAGGAAAAACTTGTAGCATCAAATCATATAGAAGAAGGTGTTGTGCTTGCAAGTACAAACCAACATATATGGAGGCGAGAAATATGTTAAGGATAATTAAAAACCCAGATATAGAAGAATATGAAAGAATACGCAAAGCAGTAGAAGATAATAACCACTATTGTCCTTGTAGACTTCAAAAAACACCTGATACAAAATGTATGTGTAAGGAGTTCAGAGATCAAGTTGAACGTGGCGAAGAAGGTTATTGTCATTGCTCTCTTTACTGTGTTGTTAAGGAGTAATAATGAATACTACAATAAACATTCCTAAAGAAGAAATATTATGGTTACAATATAAAGATATTAATGGTATATTAATATACATTATTACATCAAATATGTTCCGTACCGAATATTATCTTTATAAAGTTACAAATAATAAACCTAAAAAAACTAAACATAAAGCAGAAAATCCGTTAGACTTAAACAAGTATATAAAGGAGTAACAAATGATAGAGAACAAAACAACAATGTTTCATCCATCTATTTTACCAGTAAGTGCAGACCCAATTGGTTCTAAAAGATACAAGTGTTGTATTTTACATTTTAAAAACAAAGTGTCAAATAAAACAAAATATAACGTAAAGTGTTATGATGATATTTTTAATAAAGGAATTTTCCTTGTTGATGAGTACTCTCCAGAATTTAACGATACAGTAGATGTATTTGAGGGTACTGTATTAATAGAGCAGAACGGTATATATAGTTGGTGGAGAAATATATTATGATAAAATTTGTTAACATAGATCCTGAATGGATTACAAGGCATTGCGAAATATTTATTGTACAAACTGGAAAAACTCCAGTGATTAAATGCAGCGAAACATCGCTTATGTTGCTACACAACAACGACAAAATAAATCACAGAGCAATGTATACATCTGATAATACATTCAGAGGATATAAAGTAATTATAGATAACACACTTGAAATAGGTGTGTGTGATATTATATAAAATAAGGAGTAAAAAGGCAATGGGTATTATGAATTTATTTAGAGGTACAAAAACTGAACAGAAGTCAGCAAATCTTGATGATTATATTGTTTCGTTAGATAAGGTTGCTGTAAGTTTATCTAAAGAAACAAACGTTGATTTTACAAATTTAAAATCAAAAGTTAAACTTGTACTTGATTATTCTGGTTCGATGTCAGGCAGATATTCAAATGGCACAATGCAGGAAGTAATTAACAAGTTGTTCCCTTTTGCGTTAAAGTTTGATGACGATGGTGAAATGGAATGTTATTTATTTAGCGATTATTACAAAGAGATTAAACCATGCAAGAAATCAAATTACGAGGATTATATTAGTAGAAACGTTATGAGAAGTTCTTTCTGTATGGGTGGCACAAGTTACGCTGGTGTGCTTAATGCAATTCATTCAAAGGTTACTAACGATATACCAGAGTTTATTATTTTTATTACAGATGGAGATAACTTTGATAAGACAGAAACTGACAAGATTGTACGTGCTATGTCAACAGATAATTGTTTTATAATGTTTGTTGGTATTGGAAGAGATAATTTTTCATATCTTGAAACACTCGATGTTTTTGATGATAGGCCTATTGATAATACAGGATTTGTAAAATTTGCAGATATTGAAAAGGTTAATGAGACTGAAATGTATACAAAACTCTTAACAGAGTATAGTAATTGGTTAAAAAGATAATTATTTTATATTAAAAATATAAAATAAAAATAAACAAGCATTAAAGGAGAGATTTTTATGACAACTAATGAAAACAAAATGTATAAGTGCGGCATTTGCGGAAAGACATATGACACAATCGTAGACAGAAGTAAGTGTGAAGCTAATTGTGTAGCTAAACAGAAAGAAGATGCAGCTAAGGCTGCAGAATTAAAAAAGAAGTCTGAACAGGAAGCTCGCACAAAAGAGCTTGAAGATGCAATTATTGCCACAAACGAACAAATTGATAAGACAATTGATCTTCTTGAAAAGTACCTAAATGACTATGATACTTTCTCAACTGAATTAGATTGTCCTTGGATTGATGCAATCAATCTGTTTGATGAAGACGAAGATGGTCTTGACTTGCTTAATTGTTTCTTTTGTAATTAACATATCAGGAGGTATAAACAAATGAATAGATATTTTGAAGTAGTTTCTGATGATTACAGAAAAACTAAAGGTGAAATAAAACTTCCAACAAGAGCAACAAAATCATCTATTGCGTATGATTTTTACTCATCAACAGACGTTACAATTAAGCCTATGCAGTCTGCGTTAATTTGGACCGACGTTAAAGCAAAATTTAACGATAACGAAGCTTTGTTAATTAACGTAAGAAGTTCAATGGGCAAACAACCTATTATGCTTGCCAACACACAGGGTTGGGTTGAGAGCGATTATTACTCTAATCCAGATAATGACGGCAATATCGGAATTAATCTTCTTAACCTTGGCAACACTCCATATATTATTGAAAAAGGAGACAGAATTGCACAGGGCATGTTTATCAATTATCTTACTACTGATGATGATAACACAACAGCAGAAAGACTTGGCGGTTTCGGCTCAACTGGTGTAAAATAAACAATACAAAATTAATTTAAAACTATATAAAGACCTTATGGGAGTAATTTTCTTATAGGGTCTTTATTTTTTTTGGAGGTATTATGACAAAAGATGCAATTATAAAATATTTACCAAACGACACAACTCAAGAAGATTTAAAAAAAATAAGAAGTGAATTTAATTCTAAAGATATTTCTCTGATTTTAATAATATCTGGTAAAGGAAAGATATTAAATTGTTTAGAAGAACTTATAAATGTTGATTAGTCATATATATCATGTTACAATAAGGTATATAGAAAAATAACAATGAGGTGTATACGATATGAAAAATAAAAAAATAGAACAACTATTACAACAAGAATTAATAGATGCGGTTGGATACTTGCGTTTATCAAAAGACGATGGAGAAGATGAAAGTACTTCGATAACAAATCAAAGAGCTATTATAGATGATTGGGCATCTAAAAACGGGTTTGTAATTACAAATTGGTATATAGATGATGGATATAGCGGATATTCTATGGACAGACCTGGTTTTAACGAATTAAAAAATGACTTAAATAACGGCAAGGTTAAAGTTATTATTGCAAAACATTTATCACGTATAGGAAGAAGGGGCTCTAAAGTTAATTTATTTTTAGAAAACATTCAAGAAGATGGAAATAGAGTAATAACAATTAGTGATGGTTATGATACTTTCGACGAGCGTACCCATGATATGGTTGGTATTAATACTTGGGTAAATGAAAAATATATTAGAGATACAAGTAAAAATATAAGAGCTGCAATTGAAAGAATGCAAAAAGAGGGAAGATATATCTCTCAAGTTCCATATGGATATGAATTAGATCCTTTTGTAAAAGGAAAGTATTATGTAGACAAAACTTGTGCAATTTATGTACAAGAAATATTTGATATGTATTTAAACGGCTATGGAGCAAAAGCAATAGCAAGGATATTAACTGAACGTCAAGTCCCAACTTGCACTCAAAATTTAAAATTAAAAATGGAGAGGCTTGGGCGTGTTTATAAAAAAGATGTATCTAATACCATTTGGAGTCAAGCTATTATATTAAAAATACTCAGAAATGATTTTTACATAGGTGTTCTTACTCTGGGGAAAAGTAAAAGAAGAACAATAAATGGGAAAGTTATAAAACAAAAAGAAGAAGATTTAATAAGATTCGAAGATGTCCACGAGCCGATTATTGATAAACAAACATTTAAACTTGCTCAAGAAATTTTAGCAGAAAGAACTCATTCAAATTATCGAAGCTCAGAAAAAGGACCAACTGTATTCGCTGGCAAATTATTTTGTGCAGATTGTGGAACAAGGTTAACACCAAGTAGAAGTGCTAAAACTCAAAGATATGTATGTCGCAAATATCATATGATGGGCACGGACTATTGTACAAGTCACTCAACAAACGATGAGCATCTTACAACTGCCTTAATTTACTTTTTAGAGCATTGTAGAAATAATTTATCAGAAGCTATTACAGATTTAAAGCTTGAATAAAAAAATAAAATGAAAGACTACCAAAAAAATAATTTTGAAATATTACACAAAGATAAAAATAGAATAGAAAAAGAAATTGAAATGTTAATAGAACAAAGGATGCACGAAAGTATGTCAGATCGTGCAATGAAAGAATTTATGGATAAAACATATTTAAAGATGATAAACGACAAATATACCGAATTACAATCAATTTTAACAAGATTAAACGATATTGAAGAAGAAGTTATACAAGATATTGATTTAAAAAAAGAACTTACATCAGTATTACAAATCTTTGATGAAATTATAGCAAACAAAACATTAAAACGTAGACATATTGAAACTATAGTAGAAAAAATTATTGTTCACGAAGATGAGGGAATGGACATATTTTTAAAGGGCGACTTGCACGAACTGTGTACAAATTACATTCAATTTAAAAATGCAAACAAAGAAGCGATTGTAAAAAAAATGATACAATATTTAGAATTACATGCAAACCAAACCATCGTAAAAAAGAAGTGTGAAGCATATATAAGGGCACAAGGAGTTAGATTTGACACACATATATTTTCTAAATTGTACGACAATATGATAACTGCTGGGTATCTGCAACAAATAGCTTCTCGTAAAGGTTGTATTGTTGTAAATGCTGATAACTTAAAACAAGCAGTAGAAAATAACACGGTTCTATCATACTCCAGAAGGGTTGTTGAACTTAGTGTGACTATCCAATTCTTGCACAAAATATGCAAATGGTATAAGGATATAAAACCTAAATATAAAAAGTATTAGAAAGAGCCTTTTGGCTCTTTTATTTTTGTTGAATTATAAAATAAAATATGATATCATATATATGAAAAATATTCATGTATTTTTTATTTACGCATACTATAATTATTGCGAGTAATTATAGCTAAAAAAATAAGGACTATCGTAATTGATAGTCCTTATTTATATCCATTTAATAACATCATCAGCAAGTCCCTTGGGTTAGTAGGCGTAGCTTGCTCTCTTGTAAATGATAACCCCTTTAGTGGCTCTAACGGTGTCAAGTCTTGAATGAAGTTGCTACCATTTATATTCTTGACAGTTGCTTCAAATTTATTCTTAAATTTTAAAATTCTTTTTTGTGGAAATTGTAGCCCAGTTATTATTGATACAGTTGTAGCTTCTGATATACCAGAAAATGTATCATAAACTCCACCTATAGCAGACACTACACTATTAATATCAAGAGATTTGTTAGATGTACTTATCCCTAAATAATAAGCAGTTTTGCTTTCTACCTCTGCATAAATTCCATTATATAATGATTCTATAATTTCTGGGGCTGTACTTTTTGTTTTGCTTAGTTTACTAAGTACAGCTACGTTTGGGCAAGATAACATTTGTTTGCGTTCTGCCATATCTATATTACCATATACACTTGAATTTTTTATATTTATAAAAGAATCAAGTTCACATACAAATTTGTTATTGATAGTAAACTTATCGTTTCGTGAATTATCTAATAAAAAAGTAGCACCAAGTCCTTGAATAGACATTAATTCTACACATGCGTTATATGCGTTCTCACAGGCTTTTGCAGACTCGACTGTATCATCAGGTAATATTACTACAGGAATGCATATCTTGCCAATCTGAGTAAGGTATTTCAGCATTGGAGTAGACAGTCCACTTCCAGTACCACCAGAAGAGCTGTAAACAACAATAATATATTTTTGTGTAATTACATTTTCTATTTTTTGAATTATATCGCCAAATGATTCCATTACAAGTTGCAATACTTTTTTACGATCCTTGGCAGCTCCATCAGCTCCAGTTACGTGCAGTTTGTGTACACCTTTAATGGTGTTTAAATCTTCTAAACTTGTATTTACATATATAGTGTTATAACCCTTACCTTCAAATATATTAGCAATATTACCTCCAGCTTGACCCAAACCTATTACTCCAAATTGTTCTTTCATATTATTTTACCTCCTCTAATAATTTTAATCCATCTTTTGTAATATAATGCGTTTGAAACTTTCCGTCTTTTATTCCTTGTGCTATATATCCATTTAAACATAAACCACGTATAGCTCTATGTAGGGTAGTATAGCTTTTCCCTAAAGGACAAAATTTTTCAATTTCTTCCGTTGTAATTGCAGTAGCAGCAGAAGTTGCTTGCAGTTTTCCTAAAATTGACAATAAAACTATATGAGTTCTATTAAGTGTCATTATGACCACTCCCCTTCTTTCAATTGCATTCGTTTGTGTTCGTTTTCTATTATAATCATAATATCATTTGTGTTCAATGTCAACACTTTTGACTAAAGAAAATTTTTATATTATAATAAAGCAGAGGTGATATTATGAAAAAAGAGCCAACACAAACAATGACAATTAGAGTTCCAATATCTTTGCATTTGCAATTACAAATAGCGGCGACAAAAGATGGCAGGACAGTCAATAGTTTGGTTAACAAAATACTAATGGAATATATTGAAAAAAAATAAGGGTTACGAACAAACGTAACCCTTTAGTTATTTCCACCTGCCATTAATAGTAATATTAAAACTTACAGTATATGCAGTACTATAATTGTATCTGTAGCAAATCGTAAAAGAAGTATTTGAATGTGTAACACTTCCACTTGCGTTACAATCACCTACACCACTTATATAATGTCCAGTTTTAGCTGGAGTAATTTGAATACTATAATCCGAACCAGCAAATGTAAATGGAAGATCCATAGATATAGTATTTACACCATTATTTAAATTTGTTGGATTTACGCTAACAACACGCCAACATTCTGCTCTACCATTAGACCATTTTCTATACTGCCAATCTCCCTGCGAGCCATCTTCGATTATTAAATTTGAAAGACCATTGCCATTAAAATATATTTTAGTACTACCATTACCAAAAGATATTGTATTGTTTGTGTCATTATAGCTCCAAATAGTTCTACCATATTTACCATCATAACATCCAATTGCAGTTGTACTCTTAGGATTTCCACCATATAAATATGAGTTGTGTGGGTTTGTAGATGTTTCTGGATTAGAAAATTTTATTTGTAGTTCTCCTGTCTGCCCGTTAAGACCACCCATATTAATATTATTTTTTATATTAACTGCACCAGTGGTTGTTAATATACCACTCATTGTTACGTTGCCAGTAATTGCTGCAGTTCCTTTAATAGTAGCGTTACCATTGACAGTTGCATTCTCGCCTATATTAACATCTTTATCAAAAGTTGCATCCCAACCTACCTCAAACTTTCCTGCTGCAGTGGTGCTTGTTATTGTTGACTTTCTTCCAATGGAAACGCCATTACCACCTTGAGGGACATTAATAATTCTTGCACTACCAAAAACAGTTTGTGTGCTTGAAGAAATAGATGCACCATAAGAATCAGTTACTGTGGCATATGCATTGTAAACTTCGTCGCTTGCATTTGACAATATTGTATATCCAGTTTTTTCAGCGTCAGCTAAAGTAGTTGTGACTGCAGTCCAACTACTACTTGATGCTTTTTTATAATAAAATTTTACTGTAATCTTATTAGTGTTGTTAACAGATGAGTATGATACTTTGTAATTACATTTAATATTATTACTACTATCTCTACTAATTTCAAAAGTACTAAAAGATGGTACATTATATCCATAACATGTTACTGTTGATGTTTTAGATGCCGTTCTGCCTCTTGAATCTGTTACATTTACTGTATATGTCAAAGTTCCACTACTTGATACTGAATTTATAACTGCGGTTGAGCTTGTTGTAGTTGTAGATATTCCAGCACCAGTAAACGTATATGATTTTATAGTACTACCTGTACCAGCAGAAGATCCTGCAACACTAATAGTTAGTTTATTTTTATTTTGTACTAATATTTTATTGCCATTAATAGTGTCTGGAGTTAATGTAATTGTCCCTACTGTTGGAACAACACTACTTGGCACATTACAATAAAATGTATAGTTTCTTCTACCAATTTCTGTATTTCCAGAATATGTGATTAAAGTTAATGTACCAGCCCCTCTCGTACTATTTGGAATCTGTCCTGCTAAGTCATTTAATGGAGGAGTCCAGCTTACACTTGTATTAGAAGTTTTGGTAACAATAGTGCCAGATTTGTTTCCAAAAGCATATGTAATTGTATGAGTAAAACCTGATACTCCGCTAATTGTCATAGTGCTCGCAGACCCCATTGTAAACTCAGGAAAAGTCATACTTGAGCTTCGTGGTATCGTATTAAGTGTTGCACTACCAGATACAGAAATGCTCGCTTGATATGTACCCTGTATTGTTGCCTGTATTGGGTACACACTGCTTAAAGAAAAACTACCAGTACCATTTGATGCATGAGTTACTGTATGTGTAGTAGTTCCCAGATTTATGGTAGAACCACCACCTGTACTAACAGCACTTGCTGAAACAGTTTTACTTACAGAGTTAACAGTACAAGTTATAGTTCTTCCATCAATATATAATGCCCATGTAGAATCACAAATTAATCTGTGTACACACGTAATTGTACTGGTATTATTGGCAGCACTTTGCGTTGCAGACCAACTAATTTGATATGTATATCCTTTCCATTTATTAGAAAACGTTCCGCTTAATGCCATATATTTACCCCCTTTTTATTTAGCAATAATTAATGACATACCACCGTCATCTTCTTTTTTTAAAACAAAATTTCCAAAAAGTTTTATTTCATCTCCAAACGACGTAGGGCAATTAAAAGAAGCTTCATCTTCTACTTTTAGATCTTTAATAGTAGCAGAATTACTACCAATAGATACAACCTTATCGTTTGGCTTTGTTGAATTACTATTGTCGTAAAACCCCATTTCACCAGCGGTTATAAGCACATAAAACTTTTCATCATCTTGTCCTATTTTTAATCCAGTCGTTGGATCAAATTTTAAATACTGACCAAGACTCTTTTCGAATTCGGCTACAGAATTAAACTCATCCTGTGTAACATACCCATCGAGATCTCCTGCTCCCATAGTAACAGAACCATCTTCATGTACCTCAAAAGCAAACGAGCCATCAGCCTGTTCGCCAATTTTAATAGTACCGCCAATCATTTTTGAGCCTTCTACAAGACCAGCATTTACATATTCAGTTATAAGTCCCCAACGGCTTTCTCCATCAATCGTATACTCGCCAAGAACTGATTTTGATGTTCTAAAATCATCATCAGTAAAAACAATCTTATCATTTACCATCCATACTTTTTTAGGACTAACTTCTCCAGTTGATGGGTCTACTGACTCTAAGTGCAGTCCATATTTATCTATATAAGAGTTTTGTGTTCCGTCTGTTGCCTTAAGAGCTTCAACAGTATCTAACAAGCCTTGTTGTAACCTTAAGTCAATCGAATTTGCCTTATCTGTACCTTTAGTCCAGTAAGATGAGTTGGTAGCGACTTGTTTACCAGCATTTATAGCACTTGCTAATAAGTCTGCGTGTATATCAGATTGTGTTCTAAGATTTGTAAGGTCTCCAAAAGTTGCAGAAAAATCATCCAAATTATCAAAATTAATATCAACTTGTAATAATCTTGATTGTTTTATATAATCATCTCTTAGTTTAACCTTTACAACATTTCCAAGCTGGAACTGATGTATAATTGGTTCAAACTCTGGAATAGCATAAATGTTTGCCATTGTCATAGAAAAGCTCAGTTTTGGTTCTGATATTTTTTGTAATTCTATTCTACCAGCTTCCATTGCGTGTTGTTTATTTTTAAATGTATCTAATATGTTGTCTAATTCTGTTTCAACAATATCTTCAACCTTTAATTCGTCCTCTCTTAAAAAAGAGTTCAATCTTACTAATTGTTTTTCTGTAAAGTTGTTGCTTAATAATAAACTGTTTGATATTTCAATATTTTCTTGTTGAACATCATTATATTGGTTTTGGTATTCTGATATTAATAAATCTCTATCCTGTATTGCTTTTTCTATTGACTTTAACATAATTGTAACTGGATAATAATTAGGATAGTTTTCATTGGTTTGATTCGACCATCCAGCATCCAAGTTTGTTACCTGAACCTTTTTGTATGTTTCATAGAATAAAGATTTTAATGGTTCTTTCCCAACCTCATTCCACATTATGTTTAAAAATGATGACATAGCTGCTTCTACCGTTCTATTATTTGTTCTGTTATTAGGAAGTACAGATACTAATGCACCTTTTATTGCTTCAAAATTACTTTCCATAAATTTAAAATCATTAGCAAGTGCGTTATAGTCATCTAACCATTTTTTCTCAAGTTCAGTGTTTGTTCCTGCAGAAAAATATTCTTTAAAAACATTATATAAATCTGATACTTTTGTTTCTGAAAGATTTGCCGTGTCAATTCTATAATATTCTAAATTAGCATTATAATCTGATGGTAAAGATACTTCTGTATAATAATATTGTGGCTCAATACCACCTTTAACATAATACGTTCCTACTGTTGTACTACTAACTTGAGAAATTGCATAACCTAAAGACAATCTGTGTTGTTCAAAATCAATATATCCTGCAAGGTCTTGCATCATTTCTGAGTTTTTTGTGTATGTTAATTGAGCAGCGTTACTTTTTTGTAAATACAATGTATAGGCATCATATAACTCTTGCCCCATCCAATCAACTGTATAATAATAAGAAATATCAGTTAAATATGGCAGACCAAGATTTGCTTCTCGTATATCATTATCTTCTCCATATGTTACTGTTAATACAGTTTTTATATCATCTGCGTCATAAGATATGTCTATCGTGTCCGAAAGATTTTCAAATGATACACATACATCTGTTTCCCAAGGTTTTAAAGATTTATCTACAACTTCAATATGCGAGCCTTCTGATGGAGTATTTATAAATGTTATAGCACCAGTTGATGCATTGTAGCTCCATTGCGTTGTTTTATATCCATCTATAGAAACAGTATCTACATCATAGAATGGAGGAGAAATAATAAAAGTATTTGTATCTCCATCTCCAATAAATTTGGCAACAGAAGATTCTGCGTAAAAATTTATTGTATTATTTATAGTATCAAATACAACATAGCAGTTAAACTTGCTGCATATTTCATTCATAATAAAATCATATATGGATTGCCTATCCACCTCAAATGTTCTACCAAGTGTTTTCAATTGCTCATCAACATGACCTATTGACCAACCGTATACTTTTTCTAAAATTAAATTTAACAAACTTAATTGAGGCATTGTAGGATTATATAATGTAACTGGAATTATACCAGTATTATGCTCCTCTGAATAAGTTACTTCAACAGATCCGATTTCTCCAGTATTTATATAAAAGTTTGACAGATATTTTTGCGACAACGTATACTCTAATGAATATGCTGTAATTTCTTTTGTTTCTTGTATACCGTCACTCGATACTTTTGGCCCTTGTATTTCAAAATACCCAAAACCCTCTACAAAAATTAATCTTAGTGCTTCTATTTTGTTATAAAATGGATTTACTTTATTTTGTCCTTCCAAAAAATCATTATATGTTCTATCAACTTTAAATGAAATTTCTGACAAAGAATTAAATTTGAATGTGCCGTTAGCATTATATACGTCTAACTGACATATTTTTGTTTTATCTGTTTCGCATAAAAAAAATCTGGGAGCTATATATTTCCCAGATAATAAATCACGAGGTAGTTTCATTTAACACCCTCCTAACTAAAATATTAATTTGTTATTAATTGTTTATTCGCAATTGTTATCAACATATTTATCAACACAATCCACAACTTTAATTGGAACGATATACTCAAATGTTAAATCTCCATCTCCTGACACTTCAAATTCATTTACACCGTGTCTCATTCTTGGCCATGTATAATTGAAATCATCTCCAAAAATACGATTATTATTATCAGATTGTATTGTCATATTTTCTGTTAAAGTAACAATCTCACCGCCTAATAAATTGTTTACAATTGTAGTTTCGTTGCTTATTGATTTGTTTATAATTTTTAATGCATTATTTTCTATAGTTATATATCCAGTACTTGGATTGTATATAACCTCTCCATCTGTAAGCTTAACAACATCTTGAGGTTCATCATACACCAATGACGCAGAGTTAACAGTTACCACGTCACCATTGCCAGATACAGTTGCAGCTGTGCTTTTTTTAAATATAGCTCTCAAAGGGACATAACTATAAACATCATCAGTTTCACATTGTAATTCAAATGTTGTTGTACCAGCAATCTGAATTGTTTCTTTTTGTGGCTGACTATAACACCACGGAGAGCTTGATTCTATATAAATATTAAATCCTATAATACGAGAATCCATTTTGTACGGCTTAACATCTTTTACATAGCAATGCAATCTATATTGTGCTTCTTCACCTTGATATAAATCCATCCACGTATATTGCTGCGAGCCAGTTAGCCATCTATTAACAGAACGAGTTTGTTCTGGTGTAAATTCGCTTTTGTCCATATTTATAACTGTAATGTTTAATAAAATTACACTGTTGTATTTTGTTCCATATAATGTTCTTTTTGTTCCCCTATAAGAATCACGATAAACTGGGTCTAATGATAAAAAACTATCTACTTCGCCATTATCATAATTATCTAAATGCGTTATAATCAAGCCGTAATCTTCCATAGAATTTTTCCCAAGATAAGTAAAACTTGAGTGGTAGCTGCTCATAAAATATCACACCTTTCTATAAAAACTATTAAGAGGGGAGATTTCCCCTCTTAATAATATAAATTTATCTTACATACTTTTTCAACGAGTTGTTTAAGCTCTTAGTGTGTTCATTAAATCGTGCCTCAACGAGTTTAGCTATGTCTTCAGGATTGTTTCCATCAAACTTATCAATATGTAAAATATCTCCATAACTAATGTTTATATTTACATTATTGTTTGCAACACTTGGTGCAATGCTGATAGATGCTCTATTTCTGTCTAAAACTTCTTGAGGGTCAATTGAGCCAATCTTCATTAAGTTTTCAGAAATGTCATGTGGAATTACCGAGCTTCCTTTTGACAAGAAAGTAAGCTTTCCATTTCCATCTGCATGCATAACTAACTCCTCACCGAGTTCATCAATCAATGCAAGTTGATTATTCTTTACACCAGTTGTGCCTGACGCATATCCTTGAATATCTTTTTTGTAAATCCAGCCAGTATAAGCACCATTTCTACCAATCAGAACTCTGTCACCATTATCCTGATATACGGTATAACTACCGCCAGGAACAAAACTTGCCATACGCTGACCTGTAGCAAAATGTGTTGCTGTAGATTTTACTGTAATTGTACTTCCTGCAGATGTGCTTGGTTGAGCAGATTTTGCAGAAGTTGATTGTGATTGTTGTGTAGTAGTAGTTTGTTTTGTAGGTTGCTGTTTCTTTTCAGCGGCAACATGAGTTTGATTGTCAACTTTTTGATTACTAATATCAACATTAGCAGCTTTAACCATTAAATCAATAATATCTTGCCACTGTTGCTTAATATTACCAAGCTGTTCATATGTAGAGCTTGAAGCAGTATTAAATGTTTCTTGATATGAACTAACGGCATTCATACCGTCCTTCCAAGGAGTTGTTATGGAATTTGACAATGTTAAATTATATTCAGAAGCCTTTTCAGATAATGTGTCATAAACACCAATAGCATTTGTCTGCACAATACCAAGACTATCTGCTACAACTTTTTGAACATCTTCTAAATATTCTTCCCACTTTTCTATTTCAGCATCTTTTTGTTCTTTAAAGCTTTCAAGTTCCTTATCAAGGGCGTTTTGTTGGTCTGTGATGCTTCTGTCGTAATATGTTTCATCAAGAGTGTTTTTAGCTTCTGCAAGTTCTGCTTCAAGTTTCTTTCTTTGTGCTACTGCTGAAGCGGAATTGTCCATAGATAATGCTGATATTTTTCTTTCAATTGCACTTATATCTTTTTGTTTCTCAGCTATATCTTTCTGGAAGTCATACATATCCTTTTCGACACTAAGCTCTTCTTTCTTTTTGTTTATAAGTTTTTCGTATGCTTCTATTTCCTTATTAATGCCATCTTTTATTGCATCAACTCTGGTTTTATTAAGGTCTACAATTGCATCTTGAGCATCATAGTAGGTTTTAATTGAGTCATACTGAGCTTGTTTTAATTCATCAAGTTTCTCCTGATATTCACTAACACTATACTTACCAGCCTTATAATCTTTATTAAGATTATCAATTGCCTTAGCATATTGTTCAGATGTGTATTCAGCAATTTCCATTTTTTGAGCATACAATCCTAAAGATGTAATGCCCTCTTTGCTCCACGCAACATCCTTTGCTCCCCAGTATTCATTATCTTTTGGATAATCAATAATTTCACCAGTTTGCTCCATTAAGTCAATTAAGCTATCAGTTTCTGATTGTAAGTACTCAAGTCTGTTAACTAACTCATCAAAATTATTCCAATGAATTTCATTGATTGCATTTTGGAATTCTTCAAGGTCTGATGTGCATTCCATGATTTCTTGGTCAACAGTATATATTGCTTCAACCATTTCATACCATCTATCAGAATATTTAGCAATATCTCCAGCCTCAACAGATTCGTCTAACGACTTCTGTAACAGCTTATGTTCTTCTTGTAATTTGCTAATTCTATCATTTGTTATATTAGTCATTGCATCATAATATTGAGAAGCAGCAATATTACCCTTATCTTCTATCAACTGAACAGAATCTTTCAACCTGTCAATCTGAAGCTCCATAAGAGTTATTTTATTACCATATCCTTCATCAATAATATCAAATTTCTGTTTAGCTAAATCAGCAATTGTCTGAGTAAGTTCTTCCATTTGCTGTTTAACATCAGCAACCTTTTGAGCCCAGTCTCTATAATTGTTTATTGCTTCAAGAGTCTTTTCACCAGCATCGCCAGCAAATGTTTCTATTGCAATTTTTCCGTTCTTGGCAGCCTCTCTATACTGTGCAGGAATATCAGTTAATAATTGATTTGTATAATTTTCATAAAGCTTAAGACCTTGTGCAAGTATATCAAGCTTATATTTGTTTTGGTCAATAATACTATCTATCTTTGCACCCTTGCCAGAAATATCAACTATATTTTCAAGTTGAGCAGCCCATAAATCAAGTAACTCATTGATTTCTTCAAGTTTAACTTCAAACCAATCGAAGACTTCTTTGAATTCGTCTTTAGCGTCATCTGAAGATGAACTATCTCCATTGCCGCTACCACTTGTATCGTGATAGCCACTTACCCATGTGTTAATACCAGCATACGCTGTTCCAGAAGCATATGCCTTTCCACGAGAATTTATATGACCATTTTCAAGGAGTTGTTTTGTTTGTTTATGGTTAAAGATTATGTCATCTTTTTTAACTTCTGTAAACTCTGCACCATTTTCTCTAAGTAATTCCCATCTGTTTCCACGCACACGCATTTCTGGGCCAAGTTCGCCAACAAGTGATTCCTCTGTTTTTGGTGCTCCAAACTTACCATTAACATACGCATTTCCTTTAACATTTGCATTACCGTTAGCTTGACCAGAACCAAATATACTTGATACACGGTCTTTTATAGTTCTTGTAATAGTTACAGATTTATCCCATGTGCCATTTACAATGTCTTTTAATGAGGTTAAAACACTATCTACATTTGTTTTTGCTGAAGAAGTATTTATAGTAAGAGATGGGTGCTGTTGAAGTTGCTCAAAGATATTAGTTAATACTTGAAGAATACCATCAAGAGCCTCTTGCACTGCGTCTTCACCATCCATGCTCATTGCATATTCGATTAAGTTCTTTTTACCAGTAAGCTCATTAAGTGAATCAAATTGCTTCTTTTGCTCGTCATTTAAAGTATTATAGAACAGAGATATATCAATAGTTCCATCATCTTTAAGAGCTCCTATACCTTTTAATTGTTCTTGTAATTCTGTGCTCATAGAGCCTGACATAGAAAGTTCAATACCACCATCAGAGTTTATATTAGCAATAATTCCATAAGTTTTTTCTAAGCCTTCAATTGTAGTTTCTATATTGCCATCAACTTCTCTTAACGAGTCATTTAAGTTATCTGCATTTATACTCGCCGCCTCAAGTGCCTGTGCCATTTCAAGTTCAGATAAATTGCCCAATTCGGCTTTGCGTATTGCAAGCTCTTTGTATTTTTCTGATAGCTCTTTAACAGTATTTAAAGCCTCTTCATTCTCTGGATCTTTGTTTAATTCTTTTCGTGCATTTTGTAATTCTGTAGTTACATCAGAAATCTCTTTATTAAGTTCTATATATGACAAAGCTTTTTCTTTTGCCGCTTCGTTTAAGTCACTCATTTGAACAGATAACTTTTGAACTTGTTCGCCATACTCTTCTTCCGAGACAGTGCCATTAATGAATTCCTGTTCAAGTTCAGCCATCGCAGTAGATGTTTTGTAAATCTCATTTTCAAGGCTATTAAAATCTGGAGAAAGTCTGTCAAGTAATGTAGTAAAATCGCCACCAAGCCAATTAATATCATATTTTTCCATTTCTTGCATTACTGCGAATGCCACTTCTTTTGTAACATTCATCTTTTCGGCAAGCTGGTCTAAACTATTAATTGTTGGGTCTAAATCAAACTCATCCCACGTTCCAGTAAACACACCATTAGTTTTGCCATCTTCGAAGAATTTTTTCATATTCTCCATTGTTATTTCGACTCTTTCAATACTATGATCATCATCATTGTATTCTATTGTGATATATTTTGAAAGTGTGCCACCGTTGAAATAGTCGTATATAGCTTGCATTTTATCATCAAGAATGTCAATATCCTTATATACACTCTCTGGCACAAGACCTTTAATTGCGGCTTGAGCACTTTCTGTACCAAGCTTTGCTGAATTAAAAGCTTCTGCAAGTGCATTAGCCATATCTTGAGCTTGTTCTGTATAAGTATTGCTACTGTCTATTTCCTGAGCATTCGCAAACTCTTCATATGCATTAGCTGTTCCAAGAAGTTGGTGTTCAAGTAATGAATATTTAGCAATGTTTTTCTGCAAAACTGACATTTCTTCATACATTGCCTTTAACTGTGATTTTTCAGCGGATGTTAAAGTTTTATATCTTTTTGCTAAATCTTGAGTTTGCTTCTGCAATTTTGTGTACTTAAGCATTGCTTGGCTTTTTGCTAATTTTGTATTGTTTGCTGTATTGTTTTTTGTGTTCTTTATAAGTTCTTTAAGTTTTTCAGCATTTTTTACAACAAGCGGATTTGCTTCATAGAAACATTCATTTAATTCTGTTGCAGAAATACCAAGTTCAGTTAATGCTGTTTTATACTCTTCTGTTACAGCAACATTGTCCATAAAGATTTCTTGAGTTTGAGTTAAAATTTCCTTATGTTTTTCAAACTGTTCAACAATTGAGCTTTGTGTTTCAATACCAATAACGCCTACACCAGTTGAATCTTTTACTTTTTGTATTGCGGCAATAATTTCATCAAATGTCATACTGTTTGGACTTGCACTAATTGTGTAAAATATTTCAAGATCTTGAGTAGAAAGGCTGTTAATAAAGTTTCCTATTTCAATTTGTTTATCTACAGTGTCATTTGACGGTCCAACAACGCTTTTATGCGTAGGCCCAGCAATGTCTGTTATTAATGTATTTCTTATTTTATCAACCTTTTTTTCTAAGTCTTCATCTATAGTATCAAAACCAAGTGTTGAAAGAATCCAGTTCTTTTGCTCGTCATTATAAACTGTATTATCTTGAAGTTCTTTCTTAAAATCTTCAACATTTTTAATATACTTTTTGTACGATATAGCTATACCTTTTTCGTCTGTTTTTGATATTGCATCATATCCTTTTTCAAAAGTATCTGAAAAATCATCCTGATGTTCAGACAAGAACTTAACAAATTCTTCTACTTCCTTTTCTTTTTCATTTATATTTTCAGTATTAACATCAAGATTTAAAACGTAACTTTGAGCATAACCTCTCATATCACTATTAAGATCCCAGTATTCGTCTGAACCTAATAGGGTATTAGAAAGTTGTTCGTTGTATTCACTTTTGATTTTACTTAATTCGGCATCAAAAATTTTCATAGAATCTTCGTATTCCGCCACACGTTCTCTTAAGGTGTTTGCATATTCTGTGCCAAGATATTTTTCAATAACACTATTTTCATTTCTTAAATCATCTATGACCTTCTCGTATTCCGCTCTTGCGAACGCTACTACGTCACCGCCATATGTATCTTCTCCGATAATTTCTTCAATAATTGTTGGTGTGCCAAAACCATTTTTACCCACATGCTTCCACACTTCATCATTAAGGCTTGCACTGTAATTTATTGTAAAATCATGTGTTTCGCTACTTTTTTTGCCAGCAGTTTTATTGTATCTGTCTTTAATATCTTTTAATACATTTTTGCCTGTATCTCCAGTAGTAAGTTTTTTTGCCTCAAGTTGTTGTTCTCTTTCCATAAGCTCAATTGAACGTTCAATTAAACTATTTTTGTTCGCAATAGCTTTACCTTCCTTGTCGTATCCAGAAATGAGGCTTGGAGATATACCAACAAGTTCTTGAACTATTTCTTGATATCTTGCATAATCGTCTGCCGATAATGAAATATTTTCGCCTAAGTCACTTACACCTTTTGAAAGACGATTAAATTCGTCTTCAACGTCAGTGATTTTAGATATATTACTGTTAATTTCATCAGACACTTGTTTGTATGCATCTTTAACCTGTTCCATTTCTTGTGCAAGTTCTTCAGCCGATTGACTAAATCTATCAAAAAGTGGAATAGCCATAGCAATAGTACTAACAACTGCAAGTATAAACCCTATAGGATTTGAGCTAATGGCGAGTCTTATTGCAGTTCCAATACCTTTAATTGATGTTGCAACACCAGTATTTACACCAATAAGTCCAAATTTAGCTGCAATTTCTGTTTTTGTTGCTTTAGTAATTGCACCACGACCAACAGCCTCGGCAAGCATTTGATTTGTAAGCTCTTTCCCAGTATTTGCTAAAAGAAAATTGCTTGCAGCCTCGCTTAATTTTGCATTACTTGCCATTTCTGTGCTTATAGTTAAAGCTGTATTGACAGCTGTATCAGCTTGTTTTTGTCTGGTAACAATTGATTGTGTCATTGCCGATTGTATATCAGCTTCTGTTGCTTTATTCTCAAGTAATATCTCTTTTATAGTTGCTTGATTTAAACCGTTTGTAGCAAGTATAGCCGCTTGTTTTTGGTACGTTAAATTTTGTACAGCTGCTGCGTATGTAGCTATTTCTGCTGTTCCTAAGTTACTTACACCTATTGAACCAGTAAGGCTTGACAACGATGTAGAAGCATTTCCATAAGCCGACATTTGATTTATAAATCCTTGAATTGTTAACAATGGATTTACTTTTTTGAACGCCATAAAATATGTCAATACTGCAGCCAATGTTGTTTTTAATGGACCAAATGCGTTAGCAAAATCAACAACACCTTGTGTTACATCAATAAAATATTTAATTACTTCTGAACTTATTAATTCATTCCAAAGCTCTTGTGTTGATCTTGTGAGAGCTTCTGTTTTACCTTGTATTGAATTAAGATATTTTTGATTTTCTTTAAGTGCAGAACCTTCTGACTTCATTGATGTTTGTATTGCATCTTCTACTATATCAAAGTTTGTCATAAGTGATGACACAACGTTTGCCTGACGTTTACCAGCTACGAGCTCAATTGCTGCAGCCTGTTCCATATCAGTCATATCTTCCCATGCTGACGCAAGTTGTCTTAAAATTTCAGTTGTAGATTCAAACTCGTCTGCATTTTTTAATATATCAACTTTTCCGTGGCTAAGTGCTAATAATTTTTCATGCAATGTTGCCGTAGTTTCAGCCATGTTTTCAGCATCAAGACCAGCTTCTTCTAATTCGGTCTTAACACCTCTGATTCTGAGCGAAAGTGTTTTTAATGCTGTACCAACAACTTCTGGATTTTGAACTACTGCATTAGCTCCAGTTACAAGAGCAATTGACTCATCTAATGTGTTTCCAGCAGCAGCCAATGATGATGCTGAACGCTTTAAAGCTTCGCCTATGCCTGCTGAAGTTATAGCGTATGAGTTACCAACTTCGTTGAATTTGTCAGCTATAGTCATTGTAGCATCAGCTTCTACATTAAATGCTTTCATAGTAGAAACAATACTTTCAGTAGCATCGTCAATACTGTTTAAGCCGTCTGCTACATTTTTATACACAATAGCTGTTTGTGCCATATCTGATGTCTGATCAAGGTCATAACCAAGTCTTGCGAAGTTAGCACTTGCCTGTACAAAGTCAGATATTGTAGCACCTACTTGACCAGCAGATTTGTATGCATTGTTTAAAAACTTATCATATGTTTCTGATGTTTCATTAGTTACTTTTTTAAGCTCAGTCATTGCTAAATCAATTTCTTTGACATAGCCTACACCAGTTCTAAACATACTAATAACTTTATAAAAAGCATTATAACCAATAACAGCAGTAACCAACTGTTTGCCAACAGATGCTAATGAACCCTTAAACCTGTCATACGCTCCAGCCGCTTGAGTAATATTAGTTTTAAGCTGATTAACGCTCTTTTCTTGAATTGTCATTTGTCCATTTAAAGAGTTTATTTGGGCTTCGCATTTTCTTATTTCTTGATTGGCTACATTTATAGTAAATGGTATTTTGCCAGTCTGTTCATTAAAAGCACCTATACTTACTGTTGCGTTTGGGATAGTCTGTGCATAAGATTCAATTTGTTGTTTTGCTTGGGTATACACATTGCTATTTGTATCTATAACACCTCTGTTTTTTAATGTTCCGCTGCTAATACCATCTTCCATCTTAAGCATTTGTTTATATGCTTTATCAATTTCAGAAGACATAATTCCAAGCTGCTTTGTATACATTGCAATTTTACTTTGATCTGCCTTATCCCCTTTGCTCATTTCAGTATCTAACAAACTAATTTGAGTAACAAGTTTAGAAACTGATTTTGTTGCACCATCACCAACATTTACACCCGAACTACTTAAAATACCAAGTAAGTTTGATGATGATTCAAGTTGTTTTCGTGCTGCGTTAATATTACGCAACGATTTAGATACAGTTGTTTCTGTAACAGACATATTGTTAGTTACATTACCCATCTCAAGCCTAAAGTTTTGTAACGACTTTGTAGCAGAGTCAAACACAGAGAAATCAAGTTTTGCAATGCCGTCAGCACCCTGAGAGAAACCTGTTGTAAAAATCTGACCCTTGCCAGACTCTTCAGCCATCTTACGTGCTGTATCTTCAAGTTTCTTTCTCATATCACTATACGCTTTTTCGTTTTCTGTATTTACATTAGTAACATCTGACAGTTTCATTCCAGAAGTGTATTTTTGTTTGTTAGCAAAATACTTCTGTTCTTTTTCAGCTGTATCTGCAAGCGTATTGCCATATTTAACATACATTTCAATAAGCTGTTTAAGATATGGTATTTCATCAGAATCCCATGACATTTCTCCTGATTTAATTTTGCCAACATACGCTTTTATAGTATCTGATATTCCAGCTAATGGTGCTGTTTTTTCTGGCTTTAATCCTTGAATACCATCAAGTCTATTAGATGTTTCAAATACAGGTTTAATTATATCAGCTATCTTATTTCCACCAGATATATCCATATCTTTCATTTTTTGAAAGCTATTTAATAAGTCATTAATTTCTTTTTCGCTTAAAACTGCTTGTGTTTTAATGTCATTTAAAAACGAACTAATTGAATTATAGCTTTCTCCGTCTATAAGCTTTGAAGGAATTGGATTAATTTTTTGATTACCTTGTATATAACCATTGGCATAAAAATTACTTAAGTCATTAACTATAGTATTAAGTTCAACTTCAAGCTCTTGTCTTTGCAGCTTTAAGTTTGAAATATAGTTTGCAAACATTTGCGAACCATCATTTTTATCTTGATACTTCATAATTTGCTCATTAATAGAGTTTATGTTTTTAGTAATATCAAATAACGAAGCATATGTTTGCATTATTGGTTGCTCTTGTTTTGCTTTGTTTGCAGTTTCTTGCTCTTTATCTTTTGTCTCTTGTTGTTTTGAACGTTGCTCAGAGTTAAATTTGTTTAACTCTTCTTGTAATTTTTGTTGACGTGCAGTAATAGTATTACGTTGCTCTTCTATTTTTAAAACTTTAACAGACTCATTATATTGTTGTTGTAATTCTTCAACAATTCTGTGAGCTTTCATTCCACCAGAAGTATTAGACTCTCCGCTTATATCAAATACTGCTGCCTTCTTTTTTGCTTCATATAATTTTTCTTGAAGGGCAATAAGATTTTTAAGATTTTGTTCTTCGGCAGAATTTTTAGATAAATCTGCTCTGAGAACTCTCATTTCATTAATAGCATCAGTAAAGTTAGTGCTAATGTATCCTTCGATTGAACTGTCTGTTAAACGTGAACGCAAACTTTCATAACTTTCTTTAATTTGGTCAAACACATTCTTTCGTTTTGCGTTTGCGGCTATAGAGTCTATTGTGTTAATGATAACCTGTCTTGCAGACTCTGCTTCAGATGCACTCATTGTAGTACTTGTATATTGTTCTAATTGTCGTATTTTAATTTCATTCTCAAGTGCATTTAAATCTTTTACAATTTGATTTTTAAGTCCCTCTGAAACAGTTTTGCCCATGTTGCTATTTATACGATCTTGAATATGAGCTACCAAACTATCAATTGTTTTGTCTGCCTGAGCCTCTAATGTTGTAGCATCGACATCTATCAATTCTGTCGAACCAGCTATCTTTTTTTGTGATTTCTGGTAATTTCTTTTTTGAGTATTTAATCTCTTGTTAGCATTTATAAGCCAATTTTCAGCACTATCAATTGCTTTTTGTTGAGCTATTGCGTATTTTTCAGCTTGCTCAAAGTTTACATTTAACTTACTTGCATCAAGAAATTCTAACTGTAACGAATCTTCAACTTGTTTTAATTGCCACATTTGTTGTGTTACTAAACCAAGTTCTTTATTATACAAAGAAATTTTAGCTATATCGTGATCAATATTAACAGAACCAACAGACAAATCGGCATTTAATGATGATTGCACAAGATTTCCAATCTGATATTGCAAATCGCCTTGAGTTTCTACTTTAGATAAATCAATGTTTAGTTTTGGAACAATATTGTTTTCTGCGTTTCTAAGTCGTTCAAGTGCTTTATCTACAGTTTGTTGTATGATGTCAACTCTTTCATCTTCGTTATTACCCTCTTCATCAAGGTTAATTTGCGTTTTAGTTTTAGTTGTTTTTTTTGTTTTTACTCTTTTTGTTTCTTCAGCAGTATTCTCTTTTTCAACCTTAAGTTGTTCTTTTTTTGTTTCAAGTTCTTTTTCAGCTATCTTTACACTTTCTTTGACAACATTAGTTTGCTCTTTTGGTGCTTCGTTCACCACAGGAGTTTCTTTAATTACCTTTTGTTGT